AAATCCAGGAGCTGGATATAATATGGATCCATTAACATTAGTTCATAATCCATATATTGCTGGGTTTAATAGAAGAGATTTAATTGCAGTTGTATCAAATAAAGTTGGATCATTTAATCCAAATGAAAATTTACAACAAACAGTATCGTTACCAGGTTATTTAATTAACCACAGCAACAGTTCAACTAACGGTATAACATTAGCAGCTAATAGTGCTGCAATAACAATTGGTGAAGGTGTAATTCAATTAACAACTAATGCCACAGGCATTATTGAAAGTTCTAATGCTACACATATTAAAGTAAAAGAAACAGTAGGAGCTTTTGATGATTCTTATGTTGTTCAAACACAATCATCAGGAGCTAACGTAACACCACTGACTAGTGGAGTAGTACAACAATCTGCATCAGCAATTGCAACAGGTGCATTTAAATCATCATCAACTGTTAATGGAGTAGAACAAATTAAAATTAGAAGATTAAAATTTGGTCAAGCATTTGCAAATGGATCTACTTTAACAGGATTATCTTCTGGAGCAACAGCTACTGTTGAAAATGTATATGATGATGAAGATACAATGCCAATAGGATTAAATGCAACAATATCAGCAAACGTACAAACAGCTAACGGAATTGCAACAGGATTAGAGATTTTAGATTCTGGATATGGATATGAACAAAACTCAACAGTACAATTAACAGCAGCTAATACAGCATATATTGTAACTGGTACAGCAGATGTTACAAAACAAGGCGTAGGACAAGGCTATTGGGTCAATAGGCGCTCGTTCCCAAGTGACATAAATAAAATACATGACAATGATTATTATCAGGACTATTCTTACGTAACAAGAACTGGTATATCATTAGAAAGATATGAAGACCAGTTAAAAGAGATTTTACACGTTGCTGGCCTAAAACTATTTGGTGAAGTTGTCAAAGTAGAAGATTCAGTTGCTTTAACACTATCAATAGCTAATAGTAGTATAGCCTCAGCTAATGCTTATGAATCTTGGATGAATTAATGAGTAAAGTAATAACAAAAAATTTCAACGTACACAGTGCAATCCAGTTTAAGGAAAGTTTCACAGAGCCTGCAAATACGCTCTTATATCTTTTCTATGGTAATCATAAACCTTGGACAGACGATAACAACCCACCATCTACAAAAAATGCTATGGCGAATGTACATTTCGGTTCATATGATAATATGATAGGTGGTAAACAGGTTACTGATACTGATGTACTCCATATGGTCAATAGAAAAACTTGGACCAATAACACACCTTACGCAATGTATGATGATACTACTGAAGATCTTCATACTAAAGATTTCTTTGTGGTTGTTTCAGAACAATCAAAATATAATGTCTTTAAATGTTTAGATAATAACTATGGAGCCAATTCAATACAAGCTCCTTCTATTTTAGAGACTTCTGCGAATGATGAAGTATATATAACATCGACTGATGGTTATCAATGGAAATATATGTATACCATACCATCAGCTAAGTGGGATAAATTTGCAACAGCAGATTACATGCCTGTGATCGCTAATTCTGATGTCACCTCCGCCGCAGTACCAGGTAGTATAAGTGCCATCAAAGTAACGGATTCAGGCCGGGACTATGCAGCTTATGCTAATGGATTCGTTACGGAGTTTGGTGTAGGAGGTGATCCAAAATTAATAGCTATAGCTTCACCATCATCATATGTGTATAGTTTCGGTACTGATTCTATATCAGGTTTTGTTAAAGAAGAAGTTGAAACAAAATATCTAGAATCAATATTAGTTGTTGATGGAGGTGCAGGATTTGCAACTTCAGATACTATTACAGTTACCGGACCAGCTACTATTAATGCTACAGCTAATATAGCATCAGTAAATGCTACTGGTGGTATAACTGGTATTAATATTACATCTCGTGGTAAATCATATTCAGGAACACCAACAGTTACTGTTGCAGGTGCTTCTAATACAGCTGCAGCTAATTTAATTGCAAGAGTTGGATCTGCTAATGGTGTTGTAGTATCATCTAATTCAACAACGTTGACAATTGGTAATATTAATGGTAACATAGATGATAATGATCAAATAAGAGGTGTATCATCAAATACTTATGCTAATGTGTCATCAAGAACAATGGAAGGTGATTCTTTATCTAGTAATACAGATTTCTATAAAGGATCTTCTTTATATGTTGAAAGAGGAACAGGAGCAGGACAATTAGGTATTATTGATGAGTATATTGTTACAGCCAATGAAAAGAGAGTATTATTAGCAAATTCATTTAGTGTTAACTTAGATTCAACATCATTTTATAGTATTGGACCACAAGTTCAAATATTAGGTGATGGATCCGGAGCATCAGCTAGAGCTGTAATTAATAGCACATTAAATGCTAATGTTGTAGCAAATGTCCAAATGGTTACTACAGGTAATAGTTATACTTGGGCATCATGTACAATTCAAGGTAATACAGGATTTGTAACTAATGCAGTATCAAATTCTTATATTACAACATCTTCAACTGCTCGAGCAATTATATCACCACAAGGCGGACATGGATCAACTGTATTACAAGAATTATTTGCAAATAAAATTGGTATTAGTGTATCAATAGCTAATACAGAAAGTGCTAAATTAGCAACTTCAAATGATTTTAGAGAAATTGGATTATTAAAAGATCCTTTATTTGCAAATGGTACTTTTGTATTAACAAGTAGTACAACAAACTTTACTGCTGGAGAAAAAATTACAGGTCAAACATCTAATGCAACTGCTATTACAGTATCAGCAAACGCATCAGGTATTGCATATAAAGATATAAGAGGCTTCTTTACAGCTGGTGAAACTATTAAAGGTAATACTTCACCACAAGGTAATGCAGTAATACAAACAGTGGCTCAACCGACAACTGTGTTTAGACAAACACATAAATATACTACAGAACTGAGTTATGCTGGAACATTGGGTGATGGTCTAGTTGAAGATGAAAAAGTATCACAAGATTCATCTTTAGCAAATGGTTATGTAGTAACTACTCCAGGCTCCGCGAATGGCGCTGTAGAATTGACAGGAGTTAAGAATGTTTTCTTACTGTCGGATGTTTCGGGAGATAAATATTTTAGTGGAGCTAATAGTGCTGCACAAATGAAATTAACAGAGGTTGCTCTACCAGAAGTAAAAGACGGATCTGGAGAAGTAATCTATAAAGAATCAATGAGTCCTGTCGCGAGAGCAAATAACCAGACAGAGACATTTAAACTAGTATTGGAATTTTAGGATAAGTAATGGCGAATTTAACAACTGATTTTAACGTAAGTCCTTATTACGACGACCACGATGAGTCAAAAAAATATTCACGTGTGCTATTTAAACCTGCTGTTGCTATTCAAGCGAGAGAGTTAACACAACTACAAACATTATTACAGGCACAGGTTGAAAGATTTGGTAATAATATCTATAAAGAAGGGACTATTATCGAAGGTTGTCAAATAACTTTTGATGATTATTATTCATTCGTTAAAATTACTGATTTAGATACTGCAGGTGTTGTAGTAGCACCATCAACATATACTGGATACTTTGCAAAAGGTTCAACTACAGGTGTTGTAGCACAAGTATCAGCATACGCAGACGGTCTTGTATCACAGGATCCAAACTTAACTACTTTATATATTGATTATATTAAAGCAGGATCAAGTGGTCAAAAAATATTTAATCATTCTGAAACAATCGAAATTCATTCAAGTGAATTTGCAAACGATTCAAGTCCAATAGCAACTATTACAGCTGCTGGTGGATCAATAACTACTGCAGCACAGGCAGTTGGTGATGCATTTGCAGTTCAGACATCAGAAGGTATAATTTATTCAAAAGGGCATTTCTTAAAAGTAGGTGCTAATACAGTTATTGCATCTAAGTATGACAGATATCCAGATAATGTGTCTGTTGGATTTAATGTTAAAGAAACAATTGTTACAGCAGATAGTGATAACTCATTAAAAGATAATGCAGCTGGATTTAATAACGAAAATGCACCTGGTGCAGATAGATTAAAATTAGATCCTTATCTAGATGCTATTCCAACATCACAAGCAAGAGCAAATACAGACTTCTTAGCATTAGTTGATTTCCAGGCTGGTTTAGCTACATCAAAAAGATTTGATACACAGTGGAACTCTATTGGCGAAGAAATGGCCAAGAAAACAAAAGAGACATCTGGAAGCTTTACAGTAACACAAAACCAATTTGCATCAGAATCAGCAAACACAACACACTTTAAAGTAGCAATTAGTCCAGGACTACATTATGTAAATGGACAAAGAGCAGAACAATTTAATACAACTAGAATAGCAGTTCCTAAAGCAATTGCTAATGCTAGTATGTCAGATGTAACAGTAACTACAAACCAAGGTTATTATGTTGTATGTAAAGAATTAATTGGTAACTTTGCATCTAATACAATGCCAACTGTTTCATTAAGAGACACGGCTGGAACTTCAGTTACTGATGGTGATGCATTAAGTGTTGCACCAGGTAACGAAATAGGAACAGCAACATTACAAACAGTCATTCATTCTGAGGGTGGTAATATAGCTAAGAATGCTACTTATAAAGTATTCTTAATGAATATTAAAATGAGTGCAGGAAAGAGATTCCATGAAGTTAGATCACTTCATGATTCTGGCGAAGGAACAGCTGACATTGTTTTAGAGAATGATGGTATAAGAAATAAAGCTGTATTAAAAGAACAAGGCGCTACTATGATGTTGTGGCCTTTACCAATGCCAGCAATTAAAGAAACAACTAGTGCTGATTTCATTTTTAGAACACAATCACAAGCATCAGTTTCATCATCAAACGTTATATCACTATCATTAGGATCAGGGTTATCATTCCCTTATAGTGGTACTTTAACAGAAGAACAAAAGAAAGATTGGATTATAACTGCTAATACTACTGGATCAAATCTAGTACAAGGTGTACCATTATGGACATCAGCAGCTAATATTCAAATATCAGGAACTACAGCCAATATAGATATTTCGGGCATAACTTCAGGAGCTCCATCTTCAGCATTTAATATTACATATAATGCTAGGAAGGCTTCTGCTACACCATTAAAGAAAACAGAAAAGACCATATATGTCAAATTAGATACTGCTAACAATGCAGCAACAAATGCAGGACCATGGTCGTTGGGTGTACCAGATGTCCAATCAATTGAAGCTGTTTATATTTCTAATACATCAGTGTATGCTAACTCTACAGGATCTAGTTTTACTGACTCTAAAGACAACTTTATGTTAGAAGATGGTCAGAAGATTCAGCATTATGGATTATCAAATCTTTCATTGAAACCAGGTAATTCAGTAACATCAAATTATAAGATGTTAGTTAAATGTAAAGTATTTCAATCTGATTCCCCATCTGGAGGTGTTGGATTCTATACTGTATCATCATATAAACAATCAGATGGTACAACTGCATTAGATCCAAGTGATATACCATTATTCGTTGATCAAGATAGAGGCAGATCATACGATTTAAGAAATGTTATTGATGGTAGACCTCAAGTAGCCAATACTGGAGCATTTGGACTTACAGTAGCTGCAGCTACAATTAACCCAACTGCAACGGAAGCATTTACGTCAGCTGACCACTTTATAGCTTCCCCAGATCAACAGTTTACAACAGATCTAGTTTACTACTTAGGTAGAATTGATAAGTTAATGATTACATCGACAGGGTATATTACTACCAAGAAAGGTGTACCATCATCTAAACCGATTCCTCCACAAGACGTGCCAGATTCAATGAACTTGGGTACAATAGTAGTACCTCCTTATCCTTCATTAACTTCTAATGAAGCAAGAAGTAAAAAACGAACAACACAATCAGTTAAAATTAAGCCAGCAACTAATAGACGTTATACAATGTCAGAAATTGGTCAAATAGATAGAAGGCTTAAAAACTTAGAATATTACACAACACTTAGTCAGCTAGAACAAAAAACAAGTAATATGGCTATTACTGATGCACAAGGTAATGATAGATTTAAAAATGGTATCTTTGTAGATCCAGCAACAGATTTAAATTCTTCAGATATAAGAAATAGAGAATTTAGATGTAAGGTTGATCCAACAGCATCAGTATTTCATCCACCTGCACCAAAAGATGATATAGATTTAGTTGTAGCTAATACATCAAATGTAATAGACCAAGACGGTCAATTCATGCTTAAAGCATCAGAGCACTTATTAAAAGAACAGACAGGTGCTACACATGCAAGAACATGTACAGAATCATATTATAAACATTTTGGTTCAGTAAAAATATCCCCACCAATGGATAACGGTTATGATGTAACTGAAATGCCTACACAGGAAATTATTAATGATACTGCAACAGGTGTTCAAGAATTGTTTGATGGTATTAATGAATTTTATCCATTAACTAGAACATCTACAGAACTTATTGGATCTGATGAACAATCACAATCTGAATCAGAAGTAACCAAAGATCATTTCGATTATTACTGGCATGACTGGGATTACTATACAGGTTATAATGGTCATTGGCGTAATGATGGTTACTATGGGCATTATGGTCAAGACTATGGATGGTATGGTTGGGGCTATGAAGGTTACGTAGAAACAACAACTACAACAACTACAACAGAAACAACAGATACTTATTTAAAGACAACTGAACAATTGGCTATAGGTGTTAAAGAAACTACTGAAAAGGTAGGTGACTTTATAACTGATATATCATTCAATCCATTCATGAGAGCTAAAACAATTAAGATAGTTGCTTGGGGATTGAGACCAAATTTAAGACATTATTTCTATTTTGATAATCAGTCTATTGATGATAAAGTTAAAAAAGGATTCCTTAATCCACCTGGCTGGACTAATGGTGAAGTTATCGGCAATGTTGCTGGAGGAATTCATCCTAAGTTCGTAGAACCAACAGGTACTAAAGGAGAAGCAGTCACAGCAGGTGCTCAAGGCATGCTCGCAGCAGTGTTCTATTTACCTGCTAGCACATTCCATGTCGGAGATAGAGAATTAGTTATTTCAGATTCTTCATCACTAGCTGGCCTTAAAGGTTCTGTTTCTAAAGCAAGTGTTAAATATAATGCTTATAACTATAGCGCTGAGAAAACAGAATATACAATGACAACTAGAGCTCCAACATTTAGTATGTCATCTTCACACGACCAATATGAAGAAGTGACTGTAGATACACATACTGATGTAACATCTAATACATATTGGAGTTGGAATGATAACTATTATGATCAATATTATTCAAATGGTTATTGGACATCTGATGGTCTTGTAATTAATAGCTATGCAAATTCATCAGTAAATACAATATGGGCAGATTCAGAAATAGGAATTACTTCTATTAACGCAGCTGCATATACAGGATTGAATTTCTCATATGATGCAACAGACTTAAAAGTATATCCTAATACTACTACCACAACAACAGGAACAGGTGATAAAGCTACAGGAGCTATTACAGGATCCGGAGGCGGAGCTAATAATTATAGTTATGTCGATGACTTCGCGAAGAATTGGACTGATGGAACGTTCAATCTTATGATAGGGGGAATATTCTAATGGCATTAACAAACAGTGATTACAAAGTAGATAGAAATCCTATCGCACAAACATTTAGGGTAGAAGCTAAAGATATTCCTGGTTCAGATGGTTGTTACTTAACAGCTGTTGATTTATTCTTTAAATCTGCAGCACCTAAAGCAGGTGTAACTGTATGGATAGCTAATTGTGACAATGGTAAACCAGTAACATCACAATTAATAGAAGGAAGTGAGACTCATCTAATAGCAGATCAAATTCAAATATCAGATAATGCTACAATACCAACAAGGGTTATATTTCCAGGTGCGGTATATGTAAAAGCAGGCAGACAATATGCAATATGTGTATATCCAGATGGTGGTAATCCAGACGTCAAAATATTCGTTGCTCAACAAGGCGAAGAAGATGTTCTGTCAGGAGCAAAAAATCCAAACAATTGGAATGGTGGTACATTCTTTGCATCAGCTGGCGGCGCGTGGGAACCTAAATTAGATACTGATTTAAAATTTGCAATATATAGAGCAACCTTTGGAGCTGGTTATACTGGTAATGTAACCTTAACAAATGCTGACTTAGAGTTCTTTACATTAACAACTCAAACAGGAACCTTTACAAAAGGTGAAGAATTATGGCAAGTACCATCTTCTTATGTTAATGGTCATGCAACAGCAACATCTGGTAATACAACATTAGCAGGAACAAGTACAAAATTTAGTACTTGGTTTAGTGCTGGTGATACAATTGCATTGTATGCTAATTCAACAGTTTCAGATGTTGTTAAAATTAAATCAATTACATCTAATACCTCTATGGAATTATATCAAGGACCTTCGTTTGGTGCAACAGCTAATTTAGCATTAACGCCTTGTGGTGTTGTTGAAAAATATGAAACCAAAGACGGTGTTGTAAAGATTATAGTTAAAGATTCAACTGCTAAGACAGGAACATTATTTACACAATCAAGTAATATTAAAGGTGTAGATTCAAATGCTAATGCAGTAATTAGTACTATTGATAGTCATCCAATAAGTTATCTTAAACCATTTGTTGGTAGAACTACTCCATCAGCAACAAGAGTTTCATCAACCTTTACATCAACTAATGCTGCTGATATTACAGACACAGTAACTAAACCACTAATGTTCGGTTCTGATAATAGAATATCAGATCATGAAGGAGCTGTATTCTCCAAATCAAAAGAGATAGCAGATAATAGTGGTAATAAATCTTTTGTAGTAAGCACAACAATGAAAACAACTAATAAATTTGTTTCGCCAATTGTTGATGGTGATATATCAATGTTAGAAACATATCATCATAAAATTAATAATGATAGTTCTAATGAAAGAACTTTTGGTCAAGGATCCGCTAATACTAAGTATGTTTCAAAAACAGTTACATTAGCAACAGGATTAGAAGCTGAAGATTTAAATGTTTATTTAACAGCATATAGACCAGCTAATACTACATTAGAATGTTATGCTAGAATTATTAATGCATCTGATACTGATACATTAATTGATAGACAGTGGACTAAATTGTTTGAAGAAGACGCACAGAAAAGTATGTTCAGTGATAATAATCAATTGAATGATATGAGAGAATTTAAATTTAGTATACCACAAATACCTACAATAGATAGTACAAATAAACAAGCATATACTGCTAATACTACATCAGGTAGTACAGATATAACCACTAATGGTTCTGGATTTAGTTCCGGAGACTTAGTTGTAGTTTCAGATGGTACATGGGATACATATGCAACTGGTAGAGTTGTATCAGCAAACACAACTAAGATTGTATGTGGATCTGGAGTAGATGTAACTATTAGTAACGGTGACTTATATAAAGTTAAAACAGATGAAAAGAGATCAGCATTTAAACAAACAGTTGGATCATCATTTAGATTGAGATATTTTGATTCTTCAGGCAGAGAATTTGAGAACTTTAATATGTTCCAAATTAAGGTTGTGATGTTAGCAGAACAAGCAAGAAGAGTTCCAAGAATTGCTGATGTAAGAGCAATAGCGTTGAGCGCATAATGTCAGAAAGATTTCAAAAAACAAATTTGCCCGGAATGGTTAAAGACCATGCGACTGGTGCAATACTAAATACTAATAAGGATGCTTTTGTAGCATATAAATCTAGGAAGGCTAAGATCATGGAATCGAATAATAGAATTGATTCTATAGAGATGGTAGTAGCTAACTTACAAGTTGAATTACAAAAGAGTGATGATAAAATAACAGAGATTCATTCCATGTTAAAGGCAATGGTAGGAAATAATGGCGGATAAAAAATATATATCAGCAAATATAGCGTATCAAACTGATACATTTGGTGCTTGGGTTGAAAGAACCAACCAGATGGTATTTGATATGTCTGAAAGAGTAGTTACTGCACAAGTAAACTCCATAGGTGCTGCTACAACAGGTAATGTCGTAGTAACATCTAATGTATGGAATAGTGATACTAGCGCATATGTAAATTCAACAGGTGGTGTATTTCAAGCTAATACAATAGCAGCATATGATTATTTAAGAGGTGGTAGTGTAGCCACAGAAGGTATTTTATATATTACTTCTAATACAAATATGTCTAATGGAAGTGTTAATGTAGCATCTAACTCAACAGTCAATTCAGTAACAATTAAAGGCACATGGGCAGATATAGAATCAACAACAGCTTATGTAAATGGTACAACATTACAAGTTAGTTCTAATGTTCATATTAATAGTACATCAACTAACACATCAATTAATTCAACATCATTACATGTAACTGGTACAACATTAGATATTAATTCAACAACAGTTGATATGGATGGCACCGCATTAACATATGACGGTGATAATGTTACAGTAACTGCTAATGATATAACATTAAAATCAAATTCAACTATATCAGTTGTAGACATTAATGGAGACGGAACTTCCTCTTCAGTAACACTTGCTGGTAATTTAGTTACAGTAGATTCAGACGAATCAAACTTTAATGCTAATGTTACATTTGGATCCAATGATAGTGATACTGTCACAGTAACATCAGTAATAGATTCAGATGTTAAACCTTCTGCTAATTCAAAAGCATTAGGTAATACAACAGCCAGATGGGATATTAGTGCAGAAGATATAGATGCATCTAATACATTAAACGTATCTGGTAATGCAACTTTCTTAAGCGATGTTCAATTAGGTAATGCTAATACTGATACAATTGATTGGCAAGCCGAAGTAGAAGGCAATATAAATCCAATATCTAATTCATATGGATTAGGTTTAAATGATGCTAGATGGGATATTAAAGGTACAGCAGGTAACTTTAGCACAGACTTATCAGTAACAAAAACAATTACAGGATCCAATACATTAACTATAGCAGGACAAGCTAATTTAAATAGCACAGTTAATATTACAGGAGCAGCAGCTTTATCAAATACACTAGGTGTTACTGGCGCTGCTACATTAAGTAATACACTAGGTGTTACTGGTGCTACTACTTTATCAAATACATTAGCGGTAACAAATACAGCTACATTTAGTAATACAGGATCCTTTGCAGGATTATTATCAACTGTAGATATTAATACTACTGGATCTGTTAATGCAACAGCTGGTATGAATGTAGGTGCTAATGTTAATGTTAATACTTCACAAATTTCAATTGGTAACTCAACACAGAATACTTATTTTAATGCAACAGGAATCGAAACAGACGGAACATTAGGTGTTAATAAGACTATTACAGGAGCCAACACTCTAGTAATATCCGGAGCTGCAACTCTTCAAAACACCTTAGCGTTAACAGGTGCTGCTACATTAAGTAATACTTTAGGCGTTACCGGTGTAACAACATTTACTGCTAATGCCGTTAGTGGTAATGTAGAAATTTCACAAGCTAAAATCACAGTAGGTAATTCAACTGTTAATGCAGTAATAGCAGATAGCGGTAATATAACAACAGATGGTGCATTAGATGTATTAGGTGGATCTACACTTAGAGGTGGATTAACATCTGTAGCTGGTGCTACTTTACAAGCAGGAGCTGATGTCACAGGTAATGTTGATGTTAATGCTGCTGTTAATATTGGTGCTAATGTTACTTTAGGAACTGAAACACTTAAAATAGGTAACTCAACAGTCAATGCAGTTGTTGGCGCAGCTGCTGGTATTCATACTAAAGGTGACATTACTGGTAATGGTGCTATCACTGTTGGTGGCGCAGGTGCTATAGGAACAACTTTATCAGCTGGTAATACAGATATAACAGGTTATATAAATGTATCATCAACATCTAATGTTGGTGGTGTTGCATGGTTTAGAAATAATATAAATCAAGCTACAGGCAAGTATGCTAATTTATCTAATGTTAAAATAACCGGTAATGTAACAACCAATGTAATACATACAGGTACAAGAGCAAGTTTAGTTTCAAATAATATAAACTTAACAGCTTCAGCATTAACTGTAACTCCAGATGCTACATTTAACGAAGATGTTACTGTATCTGGTAACTTAACAGTTCAAGGAACAACATCATTATCATCTAGTAGTGCATTATCATTAAACGTCGCTACAATGACTTCTTTAACAGTATCGGGTTCTGCTAACCTAGCAGGTAACGTCCATATTGGTGAAACGTATGCTGACGATGTTATTAATTTTAATGGTAAACTTAATACAAACATCATGCCACTTGCTAATGGTAAGTCACTCGGTAATACAACAAAAACATTTAACGTCTATGCTGGAACAGTCGATGCGTCTGGAGCAGTAGGTGTTGCTGGTGCACTAACAATTAACACTTCATCACAAACAGGGTCCGCAGTACATTCTGGTGACGTTAGAATAGGTAATTCAACTTCTAATACTATTATTTCCGGCTCAGGTGGTGCAATGACGGTAGATTCTACTTTAACAGTAGATGGCTCGTCAAATGTCGTAGGAGATTTTAGTATCCATTCAGATATAAAGAATGAATCGGGAACACCGTTCAGAGTCTTATATGCGAATGGCGACGTAGCTTGGCCATAAAAGGGGGAATAAAAGATTATGTCGAATCCCCTAAAAATGATCGCACACGCCAACGGGGTATATGCGAATGGCGTTCAAGAGACTTCTTCTGCAGAATTAGACTATCTGTCTAAGCTTCTCTTAATTAAAATGGGTACCGAATCTGGTACTGGAGATAATACTGCCGATCTTAATATTGATTCAACAGGATCCTCTGTAGGTACTTTTGTTGATGAATATGCCAATGCAGAAATACTTTCTCATGATAGCCCAGCTATTACAAGCACGACTTATACTTTTAAACAAAATACAGCTACAGCATCTGAATCTGGTATTCATCATTTAGTCACACATGATGGTGATAATAGTAATCCAGGAACAATTAGAATATTAACAGATGCAGAATTAAATGTAGTAATAGATTTAGCAATATCAGAAATATCAAAAGCTAATTCAACTTATGCTGCACCAGGAACATATTACGTAAGTTCTTCTTCTCCAAGTATTGGTGGTACGTGGGTAGCACAAGATACTTTCTATGATGAATTAACCAATCATGCAAATGATGATGATGAAAAAGTTACTTATAAACTTTGGCGTAAAACATCATATGATAATTCTCCATCTACTATTCCATTATTAAAACAAATTAATGGTGCTCTTAAAGTTCAAACAGAAGATGAATTAGAAAATTTAACATCTAGATTAAGAAATAGAATTATAGGGACTAGTAAAGGAAAATATGTTTTCCAAGCCTCTGCACCAGGAGCAGGAACATGGGTAGCTAGAGGAACAGCAACAAATAGAAAACCACAAATTAGTGGTGTTCAATATACTGGAACTTATTCAGATCAATATGCTGGCCAGTATGGTAGAGCTTTCGCTAGACAGTTTGCTCGCCAATTTACCAGACAATATTCTGCACAATATACAGTTCAGTTTTTAAGACAGTTTCAAAGAGTTTATACTGGTCAATATGAAAGACAATACTCTAGACAATTTGCTAGAGGAACAGCTGGAGCTCAGTTTGCAGCTACTCAATATGCTAGAGTTTATTCAGCGCAATATACAAGAGAAACACCAAGCACAACATATTCAGATGGTCAATATGATAGAGTAACACCAGGACCACAGTATGGAGTTCAATATACTAGAATATATTCTGCCAACTATTCAGATGGTCAGTACGATAGAGAAAGACCGGGACCACAATACGCATCACAGTTCTTAAGAGAATATGCTGGTGGCACTTATGCCGTTTCGTATGTTCGTCAAACTCCTAGTACACAATATAATGCTCAATATCAAAGAATATATTCTGTTAACTATTCAGTTGCTTATACAAGATCAAATTATACTAGAATATATGGTGGTTACGGTTATGCAATAGGTTATGCTGTTACTTATGGAGTATTATACGCTAGAACTAGACCAGGACCTAATTATAATAGATCAACACCAGGACCACAATATTCTGGTACATCATATCAGAGATGGTTTGCATCAGGCCCATATCCAGAAAACTATTATCTAGGACCATATTATCCGTTTGGACCTATTCCTTATGCAAGACATGCATTTACTGGTATGTTCTATAGAGGACCTGCTTATGCAAGAGCAACTTACCATGCTCCAGGTACTGGTTATACGAGTTTCCATGCTACCCCTATAGGGGAACCTGTCATTCTAACTTTCTATAGAACGGCTGGTTTTGGTAGAGTTAGCTATTCCGGGCCTGGTTCTGGTTATGCTAATATTTTCTATAGAGAATTTGCTGGTCCACAATATGCTCCACAGTATAGTAGAACTTATTCAGCCCAATATGGTAGAACTTATACAGCTCAATATTCAGTTTACTATACTAGAACATATTATTTTAGAAACTATTATTATAGAGCAAGACCTGGACCAAATTATGCACAAACGTATTCCAGATCATTTGCTAGAAATAATCCTGGTCCTCTATATGCTGGTACACAATATACTAGAATGGTCTATGCACTATATACTGCAACAGCATATTCAAGATATAGACCAGGTCCACAATATACAGGTCAGTTTGCTAGAGCATATGATGGTCAATATGCAAGACAATTTACTAGATCAACTCCTAGCACACAATATACAGTTCAATATGCTAGAGAATATGCTGGCCAATATGCAAGACAATTTACTAGAGTAGTTACAGCTCAGTATACTAGAATTACTCCTGGTCCACAATATAACCTTACATATGAGAGACAATATGTTGGTCAATATACAGGTTATTATGCTAGGGGTGATCAATATACTAGAGCAACTCCAGGACCTATATATGCAGGAGCACAATATACTGTGCAATATGCCAGAACTACGGGTGGCCCACAATATGAATCGCAATATGCAGGGGCACAATATACTATACAATATACAGGACAATATGCAGGATCAAGGTTACATCAATATACCGGAGACACAGTTACAGCAACTAATGATTCCGATACAAAGACCTTGTGGTTAAGGGTAGCATAAATAAAAATACAAAACTAAACACGGGGAAAGTGAAGCGTGGCGAATCCTTTAAAAATTAATACAAGTTCAGGTCAACCAAATACCACAAACTGGTCTGGCCTAAAAACAATGTCTGCAGCAGAGATGGACTATGCTTGTTATAAAATCCTTACAAATTTCGCTACCGAAGCTAACTCAACTACATCTTATGTTGGTGATTTAAATACAATAGGCCTTGGTACTTCAAGAGGTGCTTACACAGATCAACGTTTTCAAGATGCAGTTGGCACTCACCCCTCAGCCGCATCCACTAATACTGTAGTAACAACTTTTTATCAAAATACTGATAGTGCATCAGAAACTAGTTTGATTAGACCATTAGAATGGCAAACCGGTGGACCTAAAGAACAAACAGACACTACTTTAAATAATTCTATTATAGATAGATGTTTAACTAAAATTGCAAATACATCTTCAGCTGCAATTGGTGAATATTATATTGATTCAACTGCTCCAGCAGGTGGAACATGGACAGAAGAAAAATCATTTACTGATACCTTAACTGCATCTGATGGTACACATGCTACTTGGAAGCTTTGGAGAAAAACTTCTGATACCGCCCCTACAACAGTAAGACCTATTAAATGGTCTAATGGTGAAGGTCAGGATGGTATTAATGAAATGACTGATACTGAGATTAATCATCTCACAGCTAGATTAAGAAATAGAATTATAGCTACTGGTGTTGGTACTTATGCATTTCAAGCTTCAGCACCGGGAACAGGAACATGGACTCAAGTATCTGGTAATATAACAGATAATCAAGCTTCAATTGTAGCTACACAATATTCAGGACAATATACTGGAACATTCGGTAGACAGTTTGCCAGAACTTATTCAGCTCAATACGCTAGACAATTTACTAGAATATATTCAGCACAATATGGTAGACAGTTTGCCAGAACTTATTCAGCTCAATACGCTAGACAATTTGCTAGAACTTATTCTGCAGGCTATGGTCGACAATTTGCTAGAACATATGCAGGACAGTATGCAAGACAATTTACTAGAGTATATCTAGGTCAATATCTTAGAGCTACAGATGGTCCTCAATACACAGTTCAATATACAAGAAATACTCCTGGACCACAATATACAGTTCAATATACAAGAATAAATCCTGGACCTAATTACACTGATGGCCAATATACTAGAGCTACGCCAGGTCCTCAATATACTTCACAGTATGATAGAGCTACACCTGGACCTAATTACACTGATGGTCAATATGCTAGAGCTACTGGTGGACCTCAATATACAGTTCAATACGCTAGAACTTATGCAGATCAATATACTGTTCAATATGCCAGAACTTATTCTGCACAATATTCTAGACAGTTTGGTAGAGTATATTCAGTTACTTATGCAGTTCAATATGCAAGGGTATATTCAGTTAACTATGCTGTAAACTATACAAGACAATTTACAAGAGTAAGACCAGGACCTAATTATGCAGTTAACTATGGTAGATCAAGACCAGGACCAGCATACGGTGTTGCATATGGTAGATCAAGACCAGGACCAGCATACGGTGTTGCATATGGTAGATCAAGACCTGGACCTAGTTATTCTGTAGGATATACTGTTAACTATGGTAGAGTCTATTACGGATCTTATACAGTAAACTATGGTAGAGTATATTATGGATCCTATACAGTAAACTATGGTAGAACTTATTCTGGATCCTATACCAGTAACTATGGTAGAGTATATTCTGGTAACTATGCTGGACCTGCTTATCAAAGACAAACTCTACATGAATTTTTTAATCCATGGAGTTATGAACCATATTTTAGATGGATAAATGGACCAACTTATGGTGGTGGTAACTTTGCTAGGTCTAGACCAGGACCTGCTTATGGAGTATCATATGGTAGATCTAGACCAGGACCTGCTTATGGAGTATCATATGGTAGATCTAGACCTGGACCTGCTTATGGAGTATCATACGGTAGATCAAGGCCAGGACCAGCTTATGGAGTGCAATATTCTAGAAGCTTTGGTAGAGTCTATTATGGATCCTATACTGTAAACTATGGTAGAGTCTATTATGGACAATATACTGTAAACTATGGTAGAGTCTATTCTGGGTCTTATGCTGTTAACTATGGTAGAACTTATTCTGGTCAATATAGTGGATCGGCATATGCTGTAAACTATACTAGACAAACTGGTGGACCACAATATACAGTAAACTATACTAGAATAAATCCTGGACCACAATATACAGTAAACTATGATAGAGCTACACCTGGTCCTCAATATACTGTTCAATATACTAGAGCTACTGGTGGACCTCAATATACTGTTCAATACGCTAGAACTTATTCTGCACAATATGCTAGGCAGTTTGGTAGAATATATTCAGCACAATATGGTCGACAATTTGCTAGAACATATGCAGGACAGTATTCAAGACAATTCGGAAGAGTTTATTCCGTTCAATATACAATACAATATACTAGAGTATACGCTGGACAATATACAATACAATATACTAGAGTATATGGTGCTCAATATGATAGAGCAAGACCTGGACCTGGTTATTCCGACGGTCAATATACCAGAGCCACACCAGGACCTCAGTATAATATAGATTATGCTAGAGCGACTCCTGGTCCTCAATATACGGGAGATCAATATGCTAGAGCTACTGGTGGACCACAATATACTTCACAGTATGATAGAGCGACTCCCGGACCTAATTATACTGATGGCCAGTATACTAGAGCTACTGGTGGACCACAATATACAGTGAATTACACTCAACAGTTTACAGGACAATATACTGGAGATACAGTGACATCAACTCCTGCGCTTAATAGTACATTAAAACTATGGCTTAGGGTTGCATAATAAATAACAATATAGTATAATATAATACATTATGGAGAAATTGACATGGCCCGATTTAAGTCTGTCTTATGGGAAGACCCCAATACAAAATTAAGAGTTAGAGCGCGAGAAATCACCGATGGTGGTAGTCGTGATGTCATTATTGACAAAAATGATAAAGAGAACTGGGATGCAGTAATTGCAGAATTTCCTTTAGAAGAAATAGATAAAGCATCTCAAGAAGATGTAGAACAACATCGTGTAAGAAAGGCAAAGCAAGAAGCTGAAGAACGCGATAGTATGGAACGAAGATTCCAAGAAGAACTATTCAACGTTAAAGTTGAAGTATTTGAAATACCTGAAATAAAAGAATGCACCGACAAATTAATGAAGAGGCGTATTAGAAAGTCTAAATCATTTGCAGAGCTATATGTTTATGCAGCTGCAATAGTAGTAGCAGACGATCTTGCGAAAGCTGATGTTTCAGGGTGATCTATTAAATGGATGGCCAGAAGATGGCGAACCAGATAAGTCTACTTTATATAAAGTAAATATAAATGATATTGGTGGCGAGTTATTAAAAGACACTGCACAATATACATTAAAAGATAATAAGCGTCTTAATAATTTAGTTCTTAGTAGCACATTCCTTAGAGCAAACCAAAAAACAAATGGCCATACTCATAATGGTCAAGAAGAAGTATACTTCTTTATTAAAGGTAAAGGAAAGATGACTATTGATGATATTACTTTTGAAGTTAAAGAAGGTGATGTTATATTAATTCCAGACGGCGCTTATCATAGAGTAATTAATGATAGTCATGTAGGACTATATTTTGTATGCGTGTTTGATGGAAAAAGAAACCACTAGTATACTAGATAAAATAGAAAAAGTCCACCCAATGAGACAAGTATTTTGGGCTTCGATAGTACAAATTTGTGTGTTGGGTTTTATGGCTTTATGTATGTTTATAATAGGAGCAACAATTGGATAAAGGCTTTGTAATATGTGTAACAGTGAAACCAGTCTTTGTTACGTTAGCATTAAATTTAATCGATTCTATTGATGAGTATTATCCTGATGCCAAAATAATGGTATCAACATTACCTCAATGGGCAGATGCATTTAAAGTATATGATCAAGTAGTAGAAGTTAGAACTGATGGTCCTAACAATATAAGAAATAAGTTGTGGGCTTTACAGCATACACCATTTGATAAAACTTGTTATCTCGATGCTGATATGGAATTTAAATCAGAAAGAGCTAGTGAAGTGTGGGATCTATTAGATGATGATCATGATGTTGCATTCACTCAAATATGTCCACCAACAGGTATGACTACTGCAATTTATGAAGAAGAAGGTCGTAAAGAAATAAGAGATAATAATGTAGAAAGGCATTTAAGAAATCATGGAGGTTTCTTTCTATGGCATAAACATAAACCAAATGCTGTAAAAGCTATGAAGCGTTGGTGGGAACTTTGGCAAGAGATTAATGAGAATGATAAATGGTGGGATGAGCGTCCTGAATACTTTAGAGCAAATCAATCATGGGATCAATTTTCATGGTGGTGGTTAACTCAAAAAGAGATGCCAGAATTAAAAATACAAGAAATAGAAAATGATACTGCATATCAATATCAGTGGAATATGAATCCACAAGTATTTAAATTTATAGATAAACCTGATGATTGGGAATTAATTATAGATCATCATCCAGCACATAAGGTGAAGAATGAGAGCGTACCAATATGATAATGAGAGATATCAATATAAGAAATAAAGAATTTATTGATTTGCTGAACAAACTAGAAGTAGTAATTAAGGACTGGGTTGAAAACAGATCCGATAAAATTATGGAGTTATTCCATATACATCAAAATCAACAATGTCCTGATGCAAGAAAAAGAGATGATAAGGTCCCAATGGATCATCCAGGCGGAGCAAGTGAATTATATGCTGCGCATGATTTATATCCACCTTGTGGCAGAGAAATGTTGGACTTGATGATAGAAAAGACTAAACAACATGGACCGCATGCTGAACTTACTAATGGGTTTCCTAGTAGAGAAAATTTAGTTGCATATAGATCAATTGAATCACAACCATGGTATGATGAGACAAAAGAACCTTTAGAGTCAGCTATCAAGGATATATCTTATAAATATTTAGGTGGAGGGTCAATGGCATTAGCTGCGTTTTATCCTCCTGGTGGATATATAGGATGGCATCATAATGGTAATGCTCCAGGTTATAATATATTATTACATTATAATTTTGGGGGCACTGGGAATTTCTATACATTTGATAATAATGAAATAATTGCTTATCCAGATAAACCTAATGAATGGGTTTGTAGAGCAGGCGACTTCGTTATAGCACATAACGATTCACGTGCAGAAGAAGTCATACAAAGAGGACACCAAGTCCAGGGCGCTGTTCCAAGGGTAGCAAAAGATGTTGAAGGAATGTCATGGCATTCAGCTGAGAATCCGGATACATGGAGATTTACATTATCAACTGTAATTAATGATTTCGACATAAGAGAAGATTTATTAGATGAAATAGAAACCCCCTAATATCTAGATTGCCTAAATATATACAATAAATTTAGAGGGTAACATGGCAACTAAGTCAAATTTTACTATTGATAAAGGGACCGACTGGTCTACAGTAGTAGCAGTAACATCAGCAAATGGAGCAATCTTTGATGTAACAGGTTATGCCTGTACATGTAAATTCAGAAAGCATTGGTCTTCAAATAACGTATATCAAATAGCTGCGGACGTAAGTTCGGGCACTGAAGGTGAAATTACATTATCATGTCAGACTACAAATAGTTCAGCTATAGCATACTCCCCTAATTACGTACCAGGTAGATTCTCATATGATCTTGATGTCGTCAGTGACGGAAAGACTACTAGAGTATTACAAGGTACTGTAACTATAACTCCGGAGATGATATACTAATGTCGAACACAGCAATATCAGCAACAATTAAATCTACATCAAATCCTATAGTAACTAAAATTATTGCAGGGAAACAAGCAGTAGATAGTTTAAACGGAACTAATATAACATATCCTGTTACAAATGGCCACGTTTTAGCTTATAATTCTACGTCTAACACATTCTCACCTGTATCAGTATCTTCAGCACGTGGATCTATTGATGGTGGAGAAGTGACCTAATGTCTGATTTAATCCAGATAAAACGTTCGCAATCGGTTAACGCATTTGCGAATATTGTCTTTGGTGAATTAGCATTTACTACGAATGGCGATGTATTAGTCGTTGGTGATAGTACCAATGGTGTATCTATTCCTATAGCAGGTAGAAGAACACCAGGAACATTATCAGCCAACCAAGCAATCGTAGTTAACTCAACATCATGGGTTGATAATTTAAAGTCTGTTGACTTATCTATTTCAAACACAGCAACAGTTAATAACTTAGTTGTATCAACATCATTTGATCCGGGCAATGATGCAATACAAGATACTAAATTTCAAGGATTCAAAAAGACTTTAACCGTATCGGGTGGTAAATTCGTTACAGATGGTACATCTCAACAAGTCTTAACTTTAACTCCCGGAGTCAAGTATTATTTTGATCAATCAGATAATACTAATGATACTCATGTATTAAAATTCTCAGAAACATCAGACGGAACACATGGTGGTGGATCAGCATATACTACAGGTGTTACATCTGTAGGAACACCAGGAACAGCTGGAGCATATACCACTGTAAAATTAGAAGCTGATGCCCCAACAAGATTATTCTATTTCTGTTCTGCTCATAGTGGTATGGGTGGAACTGTTAGAGTTCATGAACCACAAGTAATAGCTTCTAATAGTACTGTAATGACTATTACAGGAACATTACATGCAAATGATTTATCAATATCAAATAATTTAACAGTTAATGGCGATTTAATATTAAGAGGATCTAGTATTCAATTAGGTGATGGTGGTGATGTAATATCATTAGGTGCTACAGTTAATACTAGCATTATTCCATCAGATAATGTAACATACGATTTAGGATCTTCAGCAAAACAATATAGACAAGTATATGCTAATCAAATGACAGTATCAACAAATCCTGCAAGTGATTATCAAGTGTCTACTAAAAAATATGTTGATGATGAAATTGCAGGTATATCTGTAGTTGGTAATACTATGAATATAGGAACACCAACAGATGGTACATCTGCAAATGGTAAAGGCACTGGAGCAGAAGGTGCAATCACTATAGCAGCCACAGATAAAATTGCAGATGCAGTTGACAGTCTTAATGAAGTAATGTATAATGTATATACTAATAATTATGTTAGAGACGTAACTGTAACTTGCACATCTGGTAATACAGGCGGAGCTCCATTAACAGCAACATTAACTTTAGCCGTTACTGGTAATGCTACACACTATGATATTAATTGGGGAGATGGTGATTGGTCTAATAATACAACTGATTCAACTCCTTCACACACATATTCTAATAATGCATTATCACCTTTTGATGTAACAGTAACAGCTAAAAATACATCAGCATTAGGTTCAGGTAATTCCGCATCACATTCAGTAACAGATTTAATAACATTATATACTGCAGATCCAAATGCTGCTTTTGATATAATGTCAGCTTCATCTGGTGGTACTTCAATAACAGAAGCTAATATAAATCAAATAATATATGTTGATAATAATACAACAAATGCAAATGATGTAGTATCTACTTTCTTTATTAATTGGGGAGATGGTAGTTCAAACTCTATTTCTAATACCTCTGTATCTGGTGGTACACAAGGTGCAAGAGAACCTCATACTTATACATCAGGAACAGGAACTGGATCCAATACAATAACATTATCTATTAATACACATGCTACAGCTAATCCATCAGTATTGCCTGATTCAGCAACAAAGACAATTAAAATATTTGATACAGGTATTGCAGCACCAGATGGACTGTCAGCTAAAACATTTACTGTAACTGGATCTACAGGATCTAGTCCAAGAGTAGCATCCGGATTTATTAATAATTCAACACTGTCAACATATAGTGTAGGCGATACTCCAATTAGAAAAACTGGAGCTTCAGCAGTAGAATCTAGTGGTACATCATTAACACAATTAGCATACAATGGTGCAAGCGGAACAATTAAAGCATATGTTAATGGTGCAGAAGATGGATCAATAACATTAGATTCAAGTAATAACGTAGGTGGTAATCAGTCTGTTGAGGTAACCGCAGATGAAGATTATTATAATGCTAACTCTATAGGTGAATCAATCTCCGCAGCAGTAAGAACATATGCACCAGGTTTATATGCAGGATTTAAATCTAAAGTAACTAAGTCAGCAAACCCAACAGGCGCTACTACTTATATGTTAAGTCATAGTAGTTCAGGTAATACATCTGTTGATAAATTTATATTAGATAATTTAACAGGCACACCAGTAATGCATTTTGGTGGAACTTCAGTTACACAAAACTCAGCTGGTACATTAGCATATGTATCAGGTATACCTTATTACACAAATGATGCATCTATAAATGTTGTTGGTGCATTAGTAAGTAACGTTGCAGGTCAATGTTATAGAAATACAACTACACCATTTAGTATAACAAGTGGAACTAATGTTGAGGGCGATAGTGGATCAGCATTTGCATCACAAAATAAAGATTATACAATACTTCCTTCTGGTACATTAAACAGCAGCAAACCCATAGCTAACACAGGCATAGGCGCGAATGTAACGATTGATACCTTCCAGGTGTTAGTAAACGGTGGGGGCAGACGTACAGAAGGATTTGCAATGAATATGAACAACGTAAATGGCACAGGATCCACAGTTCAATTTGCAAATGTATTAATACAAACACAGAATGGAAATTCGTCAGGTGTTAATGAAACTGCTATTGCAGTATCAGATAGTTTAGGAGCAGTTTATGATACAGACGGAAAACGATTATCAAACTTCTCATCTACCAACGCAACTCCAAACTTTGCGAACAACGTTGACTACTACGTTAATAACGCTTGGAGCGGTGGTGTTACTGTTGCTGGTACAGATGAAGCAATCGTTAGATATGGAACATTAAAACACTATACAACAAATTTAAGTTCAGGTTATTTACCTGCAGGTCCAGATCTTAATACAGGAAGATCAGGAACACAATATTTTAGAATGGCCTTTAAGAGGTCAACAATGTCAAGCTTCGATGTTAGATTAACTGGTAATTGCTCATCATTCCATATAGCAGCACCAGGAACTGATATTGATGATACATCAGATAGTAATGGATGGTTAAACTGTTCAGCAACTTATGGTGGTTCAGGAACTCCTGGCGCTAATACAACAGCTGGAGGAAATGGATCCGATGGTTGTGCATTTACATCTGGTGATAGAATAACAACAAGTACAAACCATAGTAACGCATCTTTTACTATGACCTTAGGGGATCAAAGTGCATCTAGCTCAACTAATAATCAAATAATAATTAGTATTGGTCTTGCTTCAGGTCAAAGTATTACCAAGTTGGAAATAGAATAATGGCTATAACAGATACCAAAAAGATAGACTTACTTTGGAAAAAGGTCGCCTTCGGTAAAATGAAGACCGACACCAACGATAATAAAAAAGCACCCAATGAATCTATTGTTTCAGAGTTCATTGTTAAACCCTCTCAATTGTGGTCAGAAGCTGGAAGTGTACCCTCTACAATACCCGCTAGCAATTCAGGAGTCTTAATAATTTACACTGGACATGAAACAACGGAAGATGCTACCTCGACCGCAAGAAGAACGTGGAAAGCAGGTATATCTAATTGGGTGCCACCTACATTTGGATCTACATATCAATTAAAAGTATATGTTGATTCAGCAGGATCCGGCAATCCAACATCTAATGGAACTCAATTATTTGAGACCGGATCTGGATCTAGTGATGAGTGGTTCTTTGATTATCAATCAGGAACTTTACATTTCATTGGATCAAGTCTCCCTAGTGGAGTAACAAGCGGAAAAAGCATCTTTATTTCGGGTGCTAAATATAATGGTAATACTGGCTATACTTCAGCTAATTTAGTAAGTGCCACTATTACAAGTTTAACGGCGCCATTAAGCACAGCTTATGGTGGTACTGGGTTAAGTTCATTTACAGCTAATGCTTTAATGGGAACTGCAAATACTAGTACAATTGATTTTAAAACCGGATCAAACGGACAGATTATGATTGTGACTGATAACGATGTTGACTTCGGTGATTTAGATGGTGGAACATATTAATATGATGAATTGGTTATTTAAAAAAACAACAAAAGATTTAAGCAATGATGATTTGGATACTATAGAATTAAAAGTGATTAGTAAATATATCCATAATCAGAAAGCAATAATAGAACAACTTTCGGAACGCAACATGCAATTAACTGCAGAAATAGAAGTATTACGCGAAGTCGTTGACGAGCTTAGTAGTATAAATAATATGAGTATAGATAAAGCAGTGAAAACTCGCAACGCAAAACGCCAAGCTTCTGCTTTTCGAAAAGTAAATAATTAACTTAGGAGTTAAGAATGGCTAGACAAGCACTTATTAAACTCAGGAGGGGTACGGGCGCTCCTGCGAATAATGTGCTGGCTGAAGGCGAATTAGCAATTGATATAGCGGCAAAGAAACTATACAGTGCTAACTCAAACGGTAATGCGTTTACACTTTCGGGCGACCAGTACAATATGTCACAGTCCGGTAATGCCACACATGGTATTATCACCCTTACTGTTGACAACACGACTCTATCAAATGATAGTGTATTAATTACTGGTGGATCAGATATTACCGTTGCTGGTAATTCTACTGTAGTAAATGTAAATTCTACATCAACACTAGATACCGTACTAGGAAGAGGAGCATCTTCTTCTAAAACTCTAGGCGTTGGAAACACAACAATAACAGGTTTTGCTAATGTTACTTCAACATTAGAAGTAGGTAGCACATCACAATTTGATGGAGCTATCACAGTAGGTAACTCAACAGTCAATGCAGTAATTGCAGCATCTGGTAATATAGATACAGATGGATTATTAACTGTTGGTGGCAATACCGCATTAAGTGACTCTTTAACCGTAGCAGATACTTCCACATTTAGTGGCGCAGTAACTGTAGGTAATTCAACTGTCAATGCTGTTATAGCAACATCAGGTAATATTAATACCGATGGTACATTAACAGTAGCTGGTAATACAGCATTCAACGGCGCTAATAATGAAATCGCCGGTCAAGTAAATATCAATGATACAACAACTTCATCTTCTGTCTCTACTGGAGCATTAGTTGTAGATGGTGGTGTTGGTATTGCAGAAAACTTATTTATTGGTGGTAACTTATCAGTTGCAGGTACAACAACAACAGTATCTTCAACAACAGTTACAATTGATGATAACTTAATTAAACTTGCTGCTAATCAAACAGCAGATGATACAGACGCAGTTGACACGGGGTTATATTCTACCTATGATGTAGGTGGAACACAAAAATATTCAGGTTTCGTTAGAGATACTTCAAATTCAAATAAAGCATTTATATTCTTTGAAGGTATCACAAGTGAACCTGCAGGAACAGTCTCGTACACTGCATCAGACCTTGCTTACATAGAAGCTATTGTGGATGGTGGAACGTACTAATATATAAAATTGAATTGAGGAGTTAAATTATGGATTCGTTTATAAAAGCAGATGATTTGTATGTTAAAAATTATATAGCACAAATCAACACAGAACATCAAACTAAATGTTTAGAAGTTCTAAGTTTAAAGGCTCGTGTGGATGTTCTTAATACGCAAGTACAAGAATTAGCATTAAGACTACAGGAATATGAACCTCCTACGACCGAAGAAGCTCTTGGTGAAGATGAAGTTGTAGATACAACCACAGACGTTCGAGACCCGGACGCACCAAAAGCAGATAAGAAAAAGAAGTAGGTGAGTAGAGGATAGTGATTCTTCACCTCTTATATAAGAGGAAATAAGCCACATGGCAGCAAAGTTTTTAGTTAAACGTTCTTCGGTATCGGGGAACAAACCTAATACATCACAAATATCAACAGGAGAGTTAGCACTTAACTTACCTGATGGTGTTATGTATGGGTCTAATGGCACCGTAGTATTTGAAATCGGTGCTAATACTACAGTTATGTCTGTCGGCGCGAATAATATTCATGCTAATTCATCTACAGCAAAAGTCAACACAGCACTTACAGTTGGTAATATCACAATACCAAGAACTGATGGTAGTGCTAATCAAGTTTTAACAACAGACGGAAGTGGATCCCTTTCATGGGTCAATCAGTCTGGAGGCGGTGGCGGTGGCGTCACTATTAAAACATTTACCTATGATATCACATCTAATACAACTGTAGTCGGCGGAGCCGATAGAAATAGTAATACATTAAGTTATACTACAGGTGAAGAAGATGTTTATTTAAATGGTGCAAAATTAATAGATGGTGGTTCAGACTATGCTGCAACCAACGCATCTCATATAACCTTACAATCTAATGCAGTTAATGGTGACACTGTTGAAGTCATTAACATAGTTGGGATTAAAGGAAGAAAAGAATTTACCTATAGCATATCGTCTGGTTCTACAACAATAACAGGCGCAGATGATGATAGTCAAATATTATCTTATGTAGAAGGTAAAGAACAATTATTTATTAATGGTGTTAAGTTCGTAAGAGGATCAGACTATACTACACCAAATACATCACACATATCATTAGTAAGTGCAGTAACAAGTGGTGATATTGTAGAAGTAGTAGTATATCCTTCAGCAACAAATGACTTAGATGAAGCAACAGGTATCGCATCAAGTGATACAAGTACATTTACTTTAAATACATTTAACGCTAGCACCTATCGAACTGCTAAATACTATATACAAGCAAATACATCTTCGCACTATCATTCATGTGAATTGATGGTAACACATAACGATTCAGATGCTTATGTAACTCAATATGGTTCTGTTAAATCAGGATCCGATTTATTTACAGCAGCAACAGATGTTAATAGTGGTGATGTAAGATTAAGAATAACGCCCGCGGGAAACGGGACAACGTTTAAACAAAAAAGAATTTTAATTAAGGTGTAACATGGCATTGACAAAGGCAAATGAACTAGCAGAAATAGTAAGACACTTTACATATGATAATAGTAATGCGAAATTTACTACTACTAAGCCAATTGATACAGGAAGAAGAACTGGTAAAACATTTACTGCAGCTTCTACTAATGCGGCTAACTTAGATACTTTCGCACACGCAACATACAGAGGCGCTCAGTATTTTATTATCGTAAAGGCAGGTTCAGATTACCACGGAGTCGGCATAAATGTTATACATGATGGTACAAATGCATACTATAACCAGTATGGTGATGTGAAGTCAAGTGGAGACTTGGCTACATTTACGGCAGATATAAGTGGCGATAACGTCAGAATCCGTATTACTCCTACAAGCGCTAGTGCAACTGCGACGTTCCAGCGAGAACTCGTGGATGTATAAATATAGACGATACAACTAGGGGAAAGTGATCCAAGATGGCAAATCAAAATTTTAGAGTCAAACACGGTCTAGAAGTAGGCGGCGTAGAGATAGCAAATAGCTCTGGAGCCGTTAATGCTTCAAGTTTACCAGCATCAGGTGTTACAGCAGCATCATATGGTAATACTACAAAGATAGCAAAATTAACTGTTAACGCAAAAGGTTTAATAACTGCGGCAGAGGATGTCACTCCAGGTGGAATGGTATCAGATTTTGATTATACTGCTGCTAATACAACATATACATTAGTAACTGGTGGTGGAACTTATGCACAAACAATTCCAGTAGCTAACTCAACTGTAAGAGGTTTAGTAGCTTTAGCTAATGGTATAAGTGCTAACGCAACTGGCTATTTAAATGTATTAGCTGGTAACTCACAAGTCGTATCGAATACAACAGGTGTATGGATTGCAGAAGGCAATATAGACATACACAACTTATCAGGCTATGTAGCCAACGAAAATATAGATCATTCAAGTGTTAATATAACAGCTGGAAATGGTCTAACAGGTGGTGGAGATATATCGGCCACAAGAACAGTATCAGTAAATGCTAATAATGGTATTACAGTAAATTCAACTGGTACATTCGTCAGATCAGGAACAGGAACAACTGTTAACTCTACTGGTGTTCATATTGGACAAGCAGTAGGAACTACATCTGACGTAGAATTTAGAGACTTAACTATATCTGGTAATTTAACCGTAACAGGTACACAGACAACAGTTAATACAACTAACATGATAGTAAACGATGCTATCATTACTCTCGCTTCAGGACAAACAGGAACTCCTTCATTAGATTCAGGATTTGAAGTAGAACGTGGATCCGCAGCCAATGCCCTATTCTATTGGGATGAGTCAACAGATAAATGGACTCATAAGTTAGCTGGTGGAACCGAATATAAATTCTTTACTAAAGCAGAAGATATCGCTTTAGGAACAGATACTTCAGGTAATTATATGACAGATACTTCTGCCGGTAACGGTATGTCAGTATCTCATACTCCTGGTGAAGGATCAACAGCAACAGTAACAGTTAATGCACAAACAGGTTTAACTGCTAACTCAACTGGTTTATATACCAATGATGGTGAAATAGATATTCACAGTCTTTCAGGTTATGTTGCAAATGAACATATAGATCATAGTTCAGTATCAGTTACTGCAGGTAACGGTCTAGAAGGTGGTGGTACAATTGCTGCTACTAGGACAGTTGCAGTTTTAGCTAATACAGGTATTACATCTAACTCAACTGGTGTATTCACTAAAGATTCAGAAATAGATCACGATAGTTTATCTAACTTCGTAGCTAACGAACATATAGATCATAGTAGTGTTACTATGACAGCTGGTAATGGTTTAACAGGTGGTGGTACAATTGCTGCTACTAGAACATTAGCAGTAAATCCAGGTACAACATCTCCATTTATAGCTAACTCAACAGGATTGTGGTTAAAAGCTAACACAGGTATTGTTGCTAACTCATCCGGTGTCTTTGCAGGATCCGGTGGTATTGTTCATGATGACTTATCTGGATTCGTAGCTAACGAACATATAGACCACTCAGGTGTTGATATAACAGCTGGTAATGGTTTAACTGGTGGCGGTGATATTACAGCTACTAGAACATTAGCAGTAGAAGCTAACACAGGTATTGTTGCTAACTCTGATGGTGTGTTTGTTAATGCTGGCCAAGTAGATCACGATGGTTTATCTAACTTCGTGGCTAACGAACATATCGATCACAGCACAGTATCTGTAACCGCAGGTAATGGTTTATCTGGTGGTGGCACTATAGCAGCTACTAGAACATTAGCGGTAGTTGGTAATACTGGTATTACATCTAATTCAACTGGTGTATTCACTAACGATTCAGAAATTGATATACATAGTCTTTCAGGATACGTAGCCAATGAGCATATAGATCATAGTAGTGTTACTATGACAGCTGGTAATGGTATAACTGGCGGTGGTACAATCGCTGCTACAAGAACATTCGCAGTAGAAGGAAATACAGGTATTACTGTAAGTAGTGATGGTGTATTTACAAACGATAGTGAAATTGTTCATGATAGTTTAAGTGGCTTTGTAAGTAATGAGCATATAGATCACTCGAGTGTTAGCGTAACTGCTGGCAATGGATTATCTGGTGGTGGAGATATAACTACTACTAGAACAATAACTGTTAAAGCTAATAATGGTATTTCAGCAAACTCATCTGGAGTCTTTGCAAAGGTTGGATCATCATTAGTAGTTAACTCAACAGGTATTCATACACCTCAGGCTTTAAGCACAACAGATAACGTACAGTTTAACGATTTAACAGTAGCTGGTAACTTAACAGTATCAGGTGCTACAGTAACAATTGATGCAACAACATTATCAGTTAATGATAATATAATCACACTTTCATCCGGTCATTCAGGTGCACCTTCAGCAGACGCAGGTTTATCTGTTAATAGAGGATCCTCTGCTAATGCAGAACTTTATTGGGATGAATCGACTGATAGATGGACACACAAATTAGCTGGTGGATCTGAATATGCTGTTCACACAAAAGCAAATGATATTGCTTTAGGAACAGATACTTCAGGTAACTATGTTGATAATGTCACAGCTGGAGTTGGTCTTGCAGTAACAGGATCAGCAGGAGAAGGTTGGGAACCAGCAGTAGCAGTAGTAGCCAATACTGGTATTACAGCTAACTCAACAGGTATATTTACAAACGATTCAGAAATTGATATACACAGTTTATCCGGATATGTAGCTAATGAACATATAGATCATAGTGGAGTTACAATAACCGCTGGTAATGGTTTATCAGGTGGTGGAGATATAACTGCTACTAGAACATTAACATTACAAGCAAACAATGGTTTAGTTGCCAACTCAACTGGTGCCTTTGTAGTAGCCGGAACTGGAGTAACAGTAAATTCAACAGGTGTTCATATCGGTCAATCTGTAGGCACAGGTGACGATGTAACATTTAACAACGTAGATGTCGATGGAGACCTAAGAGACGGCTCAAACAGAGTATTTAAGGTTTACAATTCAAGTGGCACGGTTGTATGGGGGTAATTAATGGCGCTTCCCGCGAGTAGAACAGCTTTTAAAGAATATTGTTTAAGGAAGCTTGGTTATCCAGTTATTGAAATTAACGTAGAGGATGATCAATCAGAAGATAGAATAGACGAAGCTTTATCTTTTTATTGGGACTATCACTTTGATGGATCCGAAAGAACTTTCTATAAATGGACAATTACAGATGATGATATTGCAAACAAATATTTAACTGTACCAGAAAATATTATTGGTGCTGTTAGAATATTTGATATTGGTGATGCTCTTTCTACAAATAATTTATTCAATATTAGATATCAGATCGCATTAAACGATCTATATGATTTAACTTCTTTTAATCAATCATTAGTAACATATTATACTAATATGATGCATATTAGATTTATAGAAGAAATATTAGTTGGTAGACAACCAATTAGATATAATAGACATATTAATAAACTATATGTTGATATGGATTGGGATAAGATGCAAGCAGGCGAAAAGATTATTGCTGAGTGTTATCAAATAGTAGATCCTGATACTTATACAGATGTATGGAAAGACAGATGGTTGCAGAATTATGCAACTGCTAAAATAAAATTTCAATGGGGATCTAATCTATCAAAGTTTGAAGGTCTTCAATTGCCAGGTGGTGTACAATTTAATGGTACTAAAATACAGGATGATGCATTGCAAGAAATTGCAAAGTTAGAAGAGGAGATGCTTGTATCCTATAGCTTACCTGTAACAGATATGATAGGATGATAAAGCATGGCCAGAAGCAACTACTTTCAAAACTATCAAGCTAGTGGTGAGACTCGTTTAATAGACGATCTCATTATTGAGGCTATAGGCATATATGGCCAAGAAGCCTTCTTCCTACCTAGAACGGTAGTTAATCAAGACAACCTATTTTCCGAAGATACTATTTCACAGTTTGCGGGTGCATATCCGTTAGAGATGTATATTAAGGATGTTGAAGGGTTCTCTGGTGAAGGTGATTTCTTATCTAGATTTGGTTTAGAAATTAGAGATCAGATAACAATGTCTATCTCTAGAAGAAGATTTGGTGAAGAAGTAACAGAATGGGATACTTCAATAACAAGACCAAGAGAAGGTGATTTAGTTTATCTTCCTTGGATTAAAGGATCCTTACCGTCAGCAATAGGTGCTTTATTTGAAATCAAGTATGTAGTCCATGATGCACTATTCTATCAATTAGGGGATTTATATACTTATGATATGACCCTAGAAAGATTCGAATATAGTGATGAGAGATTAGATACAGGATTAGAATTAATTGATAATATTGAAGTAGATGAATCTCAATCTTATCAAATAACTAAAGCGCAATTAGCAACAGAGACAGGAGCCATTATCGCAATGGAGAATGGCACATATTTAATTAATGATAATTATTCTAAACGATTAGTAGATAAGGATGATGATTCAGATTTCTTCCAAAGCGGTGGATCTGGATTCATAGACTTCTCAGAAATAAATCCGTTTAGTGAGGGAACATTTTAATGATAGAAAAAATATTAGCAGAGCAGCTTGGCATTAGCGAAGATGCAATTAAAGACGAATCTAACTTTATGGAAGATTTAGGTGCGGACTCATTGGACATTGTTGAATTAGTAATGTCTATAGAAGAAGAATTTGATATAGAAATATCTGATGATGAAGCAGAAACAATAAAAACAGTTAAAGATTTAAAAGAACATATTGAGGCTTATTCCTAATGTTCGGACAGAAGTTTTACAACGGAGTTATTCGTAAGTATGTTATATACTTTGGAACCCTATTTAATCAAATAGAAATTGATAGAGTAGATGGTTCAGGTGATACCATACAGAATATTCGTGTGCCTATATCATATGGGCCAAGGCAAAGCTTCATAGAAAGACTTAATGTAGATCCTAACCTCGATAGACAAGTAGCAGTACAATTACCTAGAATGTCATTTGAAATGTCTAACATGCAATATGCACCTGAAAGAAGATTGAACCCAGCTAGAAAATTATATCAAGTTAAGTCAGACGACACACATAGATTTAAATCAACATTCACTCCAACACCTTTTGATATTAACTTTCAATTATCAATTGCGGTTAAGAACGCAGAAGATGGAGTTAGAATATTAGAACAAATATTACCATTCTTTACACCTGAGTATACTGCGACATTAAAGTTATTAGATGACTTTGATGTTAAGATGGATATACCAGTTGTATTTCAATCATTAACGTCTGAAGACACATATGAAGGTGATATGGAAACGCGAAGAGCATTAATACATACTTTAGACTTTATTGTTAAAGGATATATATTTGGTAGAGTATCTGATCAAGGCGGATTAATTAGATCTGCTAATACACAATTCTTTGTTGATACAACAGCGAATGGTGCATTTACTTTAGACGGATCCGATCCATCATCTAAGGTGGTTATCAAACCAGGTCTAGATGCAAATGGCAATCCTACAAGTAATTCTAGTGTTAGTATAAATACTAATAGTATTAACGCCAATGATAATTTTGGTTATATAAGTGAGAAGACGGTAGAAAATGGATGATAAAATTGGTAAGTTTCTTGAACTAGATCCTTTAGAACAAGATATATCAAAAGCAAAAGATATAGTAAAGGACTCTAAAATAGACAATGACTTTGAATATGCACGTGGTAATTTATACCAAGTTGTAGAACAAGGAAGTCATGCGCTCGAAGAATTATTGCAAGTAGCGCAAGCAAGTCAACACCCCAGAGCATTTGAAGTAGTAGCAACATTAGTTAAAGTATTGGCTGACGCCAATATGACCTTAATGGATTTAACTAAGAAGAAACAAGATATAACAAATGAATCTGGTAAAGGACCCAACACAGTTAATAATACTTTGTTCGTTGGATCTACCGGCGAGCTCCAAAAATTAATCAAGAAGCAAATAAAAAATGTCGACAGCACAACAAATTAAAGAGAATTATCTAGGTAATCCTAATTTAAAACGAGCTAATATACCACAGGAGTTTACTCCGGAGCAGGTAGAAGAGTTTGTTAAGTGTTCACAGGATCCTCTTTATTTTATACAAGAGTATATTAATATTGTCAACATTGATGAGGGCTTAATAAAATTTGAGCCTTATGATTTTCAAAAAGAAATAATAGAATTAGTCAAAGACGAAAGGTTTGTCATATGTAAAATGCCTAGACAGACCGGTAAGACAACTACTATATGTGCAGTCTTACTTTGGTATATGATGTTCACAGAGAGCTTTAACATAGCTATACTCGCGCATAAGAGCTCACAATCGCGAGATATTCTTGGACGTATACAGTTGGCATACGAACACTTACCGCGATGGTTACAACTAGGTATAGTAGAGTGGAACAAAGGTAATGTAGAGTTAGAGAATGGATCTAAGATCCTAGCAGCTTCTACATCAGCATCGTCTATTAGGGGTGGATCATTTAACCTAATATACTTAGATGAGTTTGCTTTTGTCCCTACACATGTACAAGAAGAATTCTTTGCTTCTGTATATCCTACGATATCTTCTGGTCAATCATCAAAGGTATTAATCACATCTACGCCTAATGGTTTAAATTTGTTTTATAAACTATGGCATGATAGTGAAGAAAACTTAAACGAATATAAAAGAATAGATGTTCATTGGTCAGATGTTCCTGGTAGAGATAAGGAATGGCAAGAACAGACTATAAGAAATACAAGTGAAGAACAGTTCAGACAAGAGTTTGAATGTGAATTTATAGGATCGACTAATACGTTAATTAGTCCTAGTGTATTAAAAAGGCTGGTTTATGAGAAACCTGTTACTCAGAATGAGCATGTTAGAGTGTATGATGAACCGAAGCCAAAACATATATATACTATAGTTGTTGATACTTCTAGAGGTGTTAATCAAGATTATTCTGCATTTGCAGTAATAGATGCAACAGAGTTACCACATAAGGTAGTATGTTGTTATCAGAATAATGAAATATCACCAATGCAGTATCCACAAGTTATACAAGGATTTGCTAAATCATACAACGAAGCGTTTGTTTTAGTAGAGTCAAATGATATTGGAATGGCAGTGGCAGAGTCACTACATTCCGAATTAGAAGTAGATAATGTATTAATGTCTGCTGCTAGAGGAAGAGCTGGTCAGGTGTTATCTTCTGGATTTGGGGGTGTAGGCCAACAATATCTTGGAGTTAGAACAACTAAACAAGTAAAACGTAATGGTTGTTTACATCTAAAAACAATTATTGAGAAAGATCAGCTTATTATTAATGATTACAAGGTGCTAGAAGAATTAACACACTTTGTACAAAAGGGGGAGTCTTACGAAGCCGAAGGTGGGAACCATGACGATTTAGTCATGTGTTTAGTATTATATGGTTGGCTTTGTGTTCAAGACTACTATAAAGAGCTTATAAGCTCAGACATAAGAAAGCATATACAGGATCAGAACGCGAAAATTGTAGAAGATGATATGATCCCGTTTGGATTTGTTAATGACGGTGTTGAAGAATTACCTGAAGGATATGCCCAAGAAGGCAGTTGGTAATATTAAGAACAGTAGTCTTATAAATATATCCAAACAGTTTATATGACATTTATAAAGGAGACAAAAAATGGGATTTCAAGTTAGTCCTGGTGTTAATGTTAGCGAAATAGACTTAACAACCGTTGTCCCTGCGGTCTCTACGACTGAGGGCGCCATTGCTGGTGTGTTCAATTGGGGTCCAGTAGAACAACGAGTATTAGTCGATAGCGAAACAACATTAGTATCACGATTCGGTAAACCTACCTCCGATAACGCAGAGACTTTCTTTACTGCGGCTAATTTTTTAGCTTATGGTAATAAGTTGTATGTGGTAAGAACTGCGTCTTCAGGTGCTTTAAATGCTACCGGTGTTACATCTTCGGGTGGAAACACAGATGGTGTTTTAATTAAGAACCAAGACCTTTTTGAATCTAATGGTGTAACTGCCAATGCTAACTGGATTGTAGCAGCAAAATATGCTGGTACAGACGGTAATAGTTTAAGAGTTGAAGTATGTGATACTCCAGCTGCTTTCTCTAGTAACGTTGATCCAGCTTGGGGTGGCGGTACTTCCAATAATGCTTCATTAGACCCAGCAGATGCTAATACTCATTTAGCATTTACAATTGGTTCTAATACAGCTACATTGGTATTAAGAGCTACAGATTCAAGTATTACCAATACTGCACTTAGTACTTTAGCTGATAACGTAGTTGCAGATTTACAAGTCGGCGATCTTATCAAGGTTGGAAATTCTTCTATCGGTGAACAATCATTAGAAGTAAGCGCTATTGCAGCAAGCGGAGCTGATTCATACGCAGACACAGGTTCAAGCGTATTTAACGTAAGCAGAAACATTAGCTTAAAGAACAGATATACTTTATCTGAAGATATTAATATGGGTACAATCCAAAGACGTTGGAAATATTTCGAGTCTTTCGATTCAGCACCTGGCACAACTGACTATGTCTCTGACAGAAGCGGCGCTGGTGATGAACTTCATATTGTTATCGTAGATGAAGACGGAACAATTTCAGGAATACCTGAAACAATATTAGAATCATGGCCTAGCATGTCTAGAGCAACAGACGCGAAGACTGAGTCTGGAGATTCTAATTATTATTACGATAAAATTAATCAGTCATCCAGTTGGTGTTATTTCATTAACCATCCAGCAGGAAGCTATTCAACAACTGCAAGTGCTTCAGCAGCGTTAGCAACAGCATTACCTTATAGATATTCTATGGGCGGTGGTGTAAGTGGTAACAATGAAAGCGCAATCAGCTTGGCAGATCTAGCAAAAGGATATGATTTATTCGCAGATGCTACAGACGTAGATGTTTCCCTAGTTATGCAGGGAAGAGCAAAAGGCGGCACTAATGGTGAAGGCCTATTCAACTACATCGTAGATAATATAACATCTAAGAGAATGGATTGTGTTGTATTTGGATCTCCAGAAAAAGCAGATACAGTTGGTGTAACATCAGCATCAGATGCAGCAGACAATGTTGTAGCATTCAGAAACTCATCTAGATCAAGCTCTTACGCTGTTCTAGATAGTGGTTATAAGTATCAATACGACAAGTATAATGACGTATATAGATACATTCCATTGAATGGTGATTCAGCAGGTCTAGTAGCTAGAACTGATTCTGATAGGGATCCTTGGTTCTCACCAGGTGGATTCAACAGAGGTCAAATTAAGAACGTTGTTAAACTTTCTTATAACCCACGTCAAGCATATAGAGACATTCTTTATAAAGCAGGCGTTAACCCAGTTGTATCATTTCCAGGACAAGGAACAATTCTATATGGTGACAAAACATTACTTGCTAAACCAAGTGCATTTGATAGAATCAACGTAAGACGTTTATTCATCGTACTTGAGAAAGCAATTAGTACTGCTGCTAAATTCACATTGTTTGAATTCAATGATGAGTTTACAAGAGCACAGTTTGTTAACTTAGTAGAACCTTTCTTAAGAGATGTTCAAGGAAGAAGAGGAATTCAAGACTTTAGAGTTGTTTGTGACGAATCAAATAACACAGGCGAAGTCATTGATAGAAACGAATTTGTTGGAGACATATATGTTAAACCAGCAAGATCAATTAACTTCATTCAGTTAAACTTCGTGGCTGTTAGATCAGGCGTTGAGTTTTCTGAAGTCGTAGGTAAATTTTAAGGAGTAAGAAATGGCATTTAATGTAAATGAAATCAGATCACAGCTTACTTTAGGCGGTGCTAGGAACTCCTTATTCCAAGTAAGAATTAATAACCCAGCTAATTCAGCTGGTGACTTAAAAGTACCTTTCTTGGTTAAAGCTACGCAAATTCCTGCATCAACCTTAGGCGTGATAGAAGTACCTTATTTCGGTAGAAAGATGAAGATCGCTGGTGATAGATTATTCGCCCCTTGGCAAGTAACAGTCATCAATGATGAAGACTTTCTAATCAGAAACTCTTTAGAAGAGTGGATGGGAGAAATAAACAAGCATGCAGAAAATACTAGAGGATTCGGCTCAGCTGGACCAGACGGTTATAAGAAAGATGCTACTGTCACACAATTTAGTAAAACTGGTGTTCCGATTAGAGAATACAAATTTGTAGGAATATATCCTGCAGAGCTTGCGGAAATCGATTTAAACTGGGAAGCAGTTGATCAGATTCAAGAGTTCCAATGCATTTTCCAATACGATTATTGGACAGTGTCTGGTGCTACTGGTAACGCAGGTACATAAATATAATTGAAAGAGGGATAAGGATGGTCCTATCCCTCTTCATTTTTGACATGGAGAAATAAATGGCAGAACTTTTTGGTTTCGAGATCAAAAGGAAATCCGAAAGCGACTCAAACGCTAAGGAAGTTTCATTTGCAGCACCCCAACAAGACGATGGAGCCTTACAGGTTTCAGCTACGGGCGGTGCGTATGGAACGTATGTTGACCTCGAAGGAACAGCAAAAAACGAAGCCGAACTTGTTACTCGTTATAGAAAGATGGGCATGCAGCCTGAATGTGAGCATGCTATCGATGATATCGTTAATGAAACAATCGTTTCAGATCCTACAGAAAAAGTAGTAGATATCAATTTAGATAATGTAAAGATCACAGCGAATGTTAAGAAAGCCATCATGGCAGAATTCGAAAACATTACGTCACTTCTTAATATTAACAAACTCGGTTATGAAATTTTCAGAAAATGGTATGTAGATGGTAGACTCTACTTTCATGCTATCATAGATGAGAACGCACCAGAACATGGTATTAAGGAATTAAGATACGTGGATCCACGGAAGATTAGAAAGGTCCGTGAGGTTAAAAAACAAAGAGATAGAAATAACGTTATACATCAGAAAGTCACTAAAGAGTTTTATGTATATAACGACAAAGGGTTTCATAGTAAATCATCTATGACACCTGATCCAATAGCTGCTGGTGGCGGCGCAATGGGCTTAAAGATTGCTAAAGATTCTATCGTCCACGTTACATCTGGATTAACAGATGAAAATAATAAAATGGTAGTTAGCCATTTACATAAAGCAATCAAACCATTAAACCAGCTACAAGTATTAGAAGATGCTTCAGTTATCTATAGGATATCTAGAGCACCTGAAAGAAGAATATTCTACATCGATGTAGGTAATTTACCTAAGATGAAAGCAGAACAGTATCTACGTGATATGATGACTAAACATAAAAATAGATTAGTCTACGATGCAGCATCTGGTGAAATAAGAGACGATAGAAAGTTCATGACTATGATGGAAGATTTTTGGTTACCACGAAGAGAAGGTGGTAGAGGTACTGAAATTACTACATTACCGGGCGGACAGAACTTAGGAGAAATGGAAGATATTGAATACTTTAAAAAGAAATTATTCAGATCTTTAAATGTTCCCGTATCTAGATTAGAACCAGAAGCAGGATTTACCTTAGGTAGAGCTTCAGAAATATCTAGAGATGAACTTAAATTTAATAAGTTTATAAGAAGATTAAGACTTAGATTCTCTCAGTTGTTTGATAGTTGCTTAGAGAAACAACTAGTATTTAAAGGCATTTGTACAATTGATGAATGGCATGAAATGGCACAAAGCATTAAATACGATTATGTTGAAGATAATCACTTCGCAGAATTAAAGAACTCAGAGGTCGTAAGAGAAAGATTACAAACACTAAATGACATTGAAAACAGTGTCGGTGTTTATTATTCCAAGGATTGGATTAAACGTAATGTTCTTAAACAGAATGAACAAGAAATTAAGGACATGCAATCAGAGATGGATGCTGAAAGAGAAGACAGTGATGACTTCGGTCCAGGTGGTGGTTCAAGACCAGATGCACCTTGGAATGCATTAGCTACCAGACCTGGTTATGTCGCTCAACCGGGCGCGAATCCAGAGCCTGAACAAGAACAACTAAACAGTGAGTTGAAAAAAACCAGCCGTAAAGGTTAGATAAATATAAATATAATGGAGAGATATAATGCCAGAACCAGAATTTAGTGTTGATGACATGATTCAGAACGCGATCGGGGATAAACCCGTAGGTGTTCAAAAAGCTTTTGATCAAGTAATGGTTCAAAAGGTTGCCAATTTAATTGGCGGTAAGAAAGAAACTTTTATGAAAGGATTATTTGATCCTGAGATGGTTCCAGAAGAACCAGTAGAAGCGGAAGAACCTGTTGACGTTGATAATGAAAGCGATGAGTCTTTAGAAGCAGAACCTACAGAAGATGAAATTCAAGCAGCGCTTGACGACATCGAACAACAAGGGGAAGCAAATGAAGATGATAATGAAACGGGCGAAGAGCCAGGGGAAGAAATTCCACAAACTGATGAAAGCGGGGAGAATCCAGAAGGTATGCCGGATGGTGACGCACCCGAAGAAGTCGAAGAACCAGAAGAACAAGAACCTTCAGACGACGTAGAGGTTGAAGAACCAGAAGCAGAAGAAGCTGAAGAAATAGAAGAACCAGAGGAAAATAACAATGGCTAAAATGTTAAAAGATATCTTAGGAATGTGGCAAGAAGCTGCATTAGATGCTCCTCACCATGGTCGCGAAGAAGCTGAAGGTGAAGTACAATTCAAAAAAGCACATACAGATAATGTTAATATAAAAGATTATCCTGTCGATGCAAAAAACCAATTCAAAGCTGATAAAATTAAAAAGGATAAATCTAAGAAAGCAGGTTTATCTCATGAGGAAGAAATCACAGCATACGAACATGTTAATGCTGAAATAGAAAAGATCCTTATGGAAGAGAATGAAGTTGTTGAAGGGGTTATGGAACAACTTAAAGCAATCGCCGAATCAGGTGAAGATGCTGAAATAACATTAAACGATGATACTACAATCGAAGTAGACTCACAAACAGCAAGCGCTGTTATTGATGTTATGGAATTTTTAAACGATAATAACAAACAACAATTTGAAGATAAGATCGAAGCAAACCAAGAAGACTTTCTTAAGATGGTAGACTTCGCAATTCAAATGAGAGGTGGCGAATGAAGATCATTATTCTAAAGGGTAATGAAGTCGCAGCCGGCGCTGATTTAGCTAACGCTAGTACAATCAGTAATGCAAAAGTAGTTAAACATTATCATACTGCAGCAGCAACTATTACATTAGTTGATAGTGCTAATACTGCAATTGGTAATACTACTGTCGCAGCAGGCGTTTCTTACTTTGAGAAAGCCACCGACGATAAGATTTACGCAACAGCAGGAAAATTTACTCCTGTAGGGTACGGACAGTAATATGAAACTAATAGCCGAAGTATTAGACGGTAGCGTAGAATACGTTACTGAAGAAAATAAAAAGACTGGTGAAAAAGATTTTTTCATCGAAGGTGTTTTTATACAGACCGAACAGAAAAACCGTAACAATAGGATTTATCCTAAACATGTTATGGAAAAAGAAATTGATAGATATAATAAAGAACATATCAATAAGAATCGGGCTTACGGCGAATTAGGACATCCACAAGGTCCGACAATTAACTTAGAAAGAGTTTCCCATATGATACAGTCTTTGAAAGAAGAAGGCAACAATTATATTGGAAGAGCTAAAGTTATGGATACCCCATACGGTTCTATTGTAAAGAACCTTATGAAAGAAGGTGCACAGTTAGGTGTGTCTTCAAGAGGGATGGGATCCCTCAAAGCGAATAAGAACATCATGGAAGTCCAAGATGACTTCATGTTGGCAACCGCAGCTGATATTGTTGCGGATCCGTCAGCTCCTGACGCTTTCGTCAAGGGTGTAATGGAAGGGTGTGAATGGATCTATGATTCTGAAAACGGTAGTTGGTCTAAACAAACTATAGAAATAGTTGAAGATATACTAGATACTGGTAAGAAGAGTAGTAGGGAATTAATGGAAAGGAAGATTGAATTGTTCGACCGTTTCCTTAAATCCTTAAAGTAAATAGTTCTGTTCTTATAAATAATACAAAATACAATTTAAAGATATAACAGAGGAGTCTCAAATGTCTGAAAAAGAATTGGAAGTGAACCAAGAAGACGTACAACTTGACGAGTTCAAGGCGACTGGTGATGCTTCTATGGTCGCTGATCCGATTGCTACTAAGAGCAATAAGAGACCTGCTGATAAAGAACAAGGTGATAAAGCCGTTCCTACGCTCAGCAGAGCTGGTCAGATTTCAGCTATCGTACAAAAGCTTAACAGCTTTAGCGGTGGTGAAGTCGGCGACGCATATAACGTCATCTTCGGCAAGTCTGCTCCAGATAATTCAGCTAAGAATAAAATGTCTATCACACCGAAAGGTATGAAAGAAGACATTGATGAAATATTCGGTGGTGAAGAATTTGATGCGGATCTTAAAGAGAGAGCTGAAACAATTTACACAGCAGCAGTTAACGCTAAAGCAGGTGTAGAAATTTCAAGACTCGAAGAAGAGTACGCCGAAAAGCTTGAAGAAGCTAAAAATACTTTCGTCGAAGAATCTGGAAAGAAAATCGATGAATACGTTACTTATGCTGCTGAAGAGTGGGCTAAGGAAAATGAAGTCGCAATCGAGTCTTCATTTAAAGTAGAAGTTGCTGAGAACTTCATGAATGGTATTAAATCATTGTTTGAAGAAAACTATATCGACCTACCGGAAGAGAAAGTTGACTTAGCTGCTGAAGCTATCGAAAAAACAGAACAACTTGAATCCGATCTTAACGAATCCGTAAAGGAAAAGATCGAGCTTCAAAAAGAAATTGACGATCTGAAAGTTAGTGCAATCGTTGCCGAGTCCGGCGAAGGTTTAACATTGACTGAAAGAGAAAAATTATCTTCACTAGCTGAAGGTATTGAATATGATGATCTTGAGGATTTTAGCAAGAAGCTAGATGTAATCAAGGAAAACTACTTTGCTTCAAAAAGCGAATCACCTGATGTATTTCAGGAAAATGACGAGCCGCTAGAAGAGGCAGAAGAGAAGGCTGCAATCGATCCGTCGATGGAAAGATATGCTAGTGCGATAACTCGTACAATTAAAAAATAATTGATAAGGAATATTTAGGAGAGCTATAATGAACCTTAATTCACAATTAGTTGAGAAGTGGCAGCCAATACTAGAGCACGAAGATTTACCATCTATTGGTGATTCACATAAACGTGCCGTGACTGCTCAACTTCTAGAAAATACTGAGATTAGTCTCAGAGAAGGGTCTACTTTCTCTAGTCAATCACTATTAAGCGAGGCGACTCATACGCCTACTAACGCTACTGGTAATGACGTAGATAATTATGATCCTGTACTAATCAGCTTAGTACGAAGAGCGATGCCTAATCTAGTTGCTTATGACATGTGTGGTGTTCAACCTATGTCAGGCCCAACTGGCTTAATTTTCGCTATGAGAAGCAAGTACTCAAACCAAAGTAACTCAGCTACTGAAGCATTTTATAATGAAGCTAATACTTCATTCTCTTCAGTTGTTGCAAATGCTAACACACTTGGTGACAAGCACGTCGGAAGCGTTCCTGTATCAGCAAACAATGCTGAAGCTGGATCATATAACTTCGGAGACGGAATGCCTACTAACCAAGCTGAAGCATTAGGTCATGCATCTAACGTTGCATTCCCTGAAATGGCTTTTTCAATCGAGAAAGTCTCTGTAACTGCTGGTTCAAGAGCTTTAAAAGCCGAGTACACAATGGAATTAGCACAAGACCTTAAAGCAATTCATGGTCTAGATGCTGAAACTGAGCTTGCAAATATCTTATCTACTGAGATCCTAGCGGAAATCAACAGAGAGATAATTAGAACTATTAACGTAGTTGCTAAGCAAGGTGCTCAAGATGATACCACAACTGCTGGTACTTTTGACTTAGACGTTGATTCAAATGGAAGATGGTCCGTTGAGAAATTCAAAGGATTAATGTTCCAGATTGAAAGAGATGCTAACCAGATCGCAAAAGACACAAGAAGAGGAAAGGGTAACGTATTAATCACATCTAGTGATGTTGCTTCTGCTCTTCAAATGGCTGGCGTGTTGGATTATGCACCTGCACTTAACTCTAATAACCTACAAGTTGATGACACAGGTAATACTTTTGCTGGTGTTCTTAACGGTAGATATAGAGTTTACATTGACCCATACACTACTGGAAACTACTATACTTTAGGGTATAAAGGTTCTAGTGCGTTTGATGCTGGTTTATTCTATTGCCCATACGTACCTCTACAAATGGTTAGAGCCGTTGGCGAGAATACTTTCCAACCAAAAATCGGATTTAAAACACGTTACGGCGTTGTTGCAAACCCATTTGCGGAAGGTGCTACAGCTGGTCTTGGTGCATTAACTAAAGATTCTAATGTATATTACAGAAGAGTTCTAGTTAACAACATCATGTAAGCCAAACCTTTTAGGTTTAAAAAGAGCTCTTCGGAGCTCTTTTTTTTGCCTTATAAATATTATTAGGTAAGACATGAGGTCGAACCATACACACACATACAGGAGAATACTATGGCAACTACAGCCGGAAAATCTGGGTACGAAATACGTGCCGATCTATTAAACCAAGCACAAGGACTTGTTGAAGGAAACATTCAACGTGAGTTCGATGCGGTTTATATGCATAACGATAACTTTCCTAACGACAAAAAACCTCTACCAAGTAGAGACATTGTTGTTACAGATGTTATTGCAATTGCAAAAGAGCTAAATGAATTTGTTACCTCACAGGTATAATCATAAGATCAGAAAGGGAGAGAAATCTCCCTTTTTATGTTGACATCTATATAACGTTTTATTATAATAATCTATGTAGATGCGGGAAGTAATATAAATAATAATATGGCAGCAATAACTCAACAACCTAAAAACGTTAATTTCTTATCCCCTTTAAAGTTTAGCTTTACTGTTAAGAAATTACCTAACGTTAACTTCTTTGTACAACAATGTACTCTACCTAATATTGCTATTGGTAGATTTGATGTTCCTACTCCCTTTATTAAATTACCGGAGCCTGGAGATCATTTAGAATTTGGAGAACTTCAATTAACATTCCGTTTAGATGAAGATATGAAAAACTATCTTGAACTCTATAATTGGATGATGGCTTTAGGTTTCCCAGAGAAATTCGAACAATATAAAACTCTAGCAGATAAGGATCAAAGGAGAACTGGGTTTAATGCTTCTGGTGATGATAGTTTAATGAGTGATGCCACTCTTATGATATCTAATAGTAATGTTAATTCTAATATAAAGGTCAACTTCCTTAACTTATGGCCTACAACAATTCAAGACCTCATATTTGACTTCAGACAATCAGACGTAGAATATATGGAATGTTTAGTTACATTTGCATATGAACGTTTCGATATAATAGACGTATAAAAAATACGTTGCATTCCACATAAAAATACCGTATAATATAGTATATGATTAATAAGGATAAGATAGTTATCCGGGATAATGTATTAGATCCTGATCAATGTTCGCACTTAATAGAAATTTTTGAGCGCGAAGATGTTGTGCTTAAAACTAATAGTAAAGTATTATCTATACAGAAGCACCCATATTTAGATATAATAACGGGTCATAGTAATACTAATTTTAAGACGGCAGAGTATTGGGCCCAGATAGTAAAGAGATCCAAAGGTCAATATCAGAAGTTACATACTGATGAAGCTAGTGAAACAACTTTATTAACTAGTGTTACATTCCTCAATCAAAATTTTGAGGGCGGCGAATTAGTCTTTAATGATTTATTTGTTAAACCAAAGGCTGGTCGTCAAGTAATGTTTGATGGTCAATATTATCCACATGCGGTTATGGAAATAATCAATGGTGATAGATACACTGTTAATTGTTGGTATGATACTCATAAACCAAAACAGAATTTTACTTTAAGAACAAAATGAATTTAGAAGAGATACTAGACACATGGGCAAGTGATTGCAATATAGATAGAACAGAGCTCGGTGAGGAATCATTAAAAATACCACAATTACACTCAAAGTATTTTAAGATCTTCTCTACCGAGCGCCTTGCTATGCGTAAGATTGAAGAGAGTATGAAAGAACTTAGAAAGTTGAAATATCAATATTATGATGGTACACTAGATAAGTATGAATTAGATGAACATGGATGGGAACCAAACCCACTTAAAATTTTGCGCGGCGATTTAAAAGACTATGTCGATGCAGATAAAGATGTAATAGATTATAACCTTAAGTTAGCTTACGCTAAAGAAAAGGTAGATCTCTTAGAGAATATAATAAGGTCTTTAAACACCCGAGGGTATAATATTAAAAGTGCTATTGATTGGGAAAAGTTTAAAGTTGGAATTTAATGTCAGACAACATAGCGATAGAGAAGTATGATGACGTGCACGTGCGTTGTTATTGCGAACCTGGTATAGGATACGAACTACAAGAATACTTTACATTTGAAGTTCCTGGAGCAAGGTTCATGCCACAGGTCAGGAATAAATTCTGGGATGGTAAAATAAGATTATTTAATCCTGCAACGGGATTAATATATGCGGGTCTAGTTCCTTATATAAGAGAGTTTGCAAAGAACTATGAATACACTGTAGAGCTAGATGATGATCTATCTGATGAATCATTTTCATTAAAAGAAGCCAAATCATATGCTACTAAACTATTAGAAGGGACAGGATTCACACCTAGAGATTATCAATTAAAAGCTTTTGCACATGCAATGAGAACAAGGAGAGCTTTATTATTATCTCCCACAGCGAGTGGTAAGTCTCTTATAATTTATATGATAGCCCATATGATGAAAGAGATGGGCAATAAAATATTAGTAATAGTTCCAACAACATCATTAGTATATCAAATGCAAACAGACTTTAAGGACTATGGATTCGGAGAACAAACAAGAGTTATAGATGGAACCCAAGACAAGTCGTGGCGTAGCTCTATAGATGAATCAATAGTAATATCAACATGGCAATCTATATATAAGATGCCCAAGCCGTGGTTCAACCAATTCAAATGCGTTATTGGTGATGAAGCACATAATTTTAAATCTAAATCCTTAACTACTATAATGACTAAGTTAATAGACTGTCCTTATAGATTTGGTTTTACAGGAACATTAGATGAGACACAGACACACAAATTAGTATTAGAAGGGTTGTTTGGATCCGTTAAAAAGGTTACAAGCACATCTGAACTAATAGAAAAGGGAACCCTTGCGGAGCTTGGAGTTAAATGTATTGTATTAAAACATCCTGCAGAGTCTGCTGCTTTATTAAAGAAAGCAACATACCAAGATGAACTACAACACATTGTAGGATCCAAAGCAAGGAATAGTTTTATTAATAATTTAGTTTTATCACTAGACGGCAACACATTAGTTTTGTATCAATTGGTTGAAAAGCATGGCAAAGTGTTGTATAATAATATATTAGAACAGCAACAAAAAGAGGTTGTTGATCGAAATGTGTTTTTTGTTAGTGGCGAAGTTGATGCAAAAACCAGAGAAGAAATAAGAGGATTGGTAGAGAATGATACTGATGCAATTATAGTAGCTTCCTATGGTACGTTCGCAACAGGCATAAATATTAAAAACCTAGACAATGTGGTATTTGCCTCCCCGAGTAAGTCCAAGATTAGAGTTTTACAATCTATAGGTAGAGGTCTAAGAAGGTCAGAAAGGAAATCAAAGGCTACCTTATTTGATATAGCAGATGATCTGCAACACAAAGCGCATAAGAATTTTACTCTTAAACACTTTGCAGAGCGTGTGAAATATTATAATGATGAAAAATTTGATTACAAAATATACCAGGTTAAACTAAATGGAATTTAAATATTTTAAACTAACAGATAAAACAATAATTCTAGGTGAAGTGTCTGGAGAAGATGATAACACTGTCCAGCTTCACAATGCCGTTGAATTGGGAGTAGATAATACCTCTCTCGAATTATATGTAGAACAAAGATATTATTTTAAAGGTATGTACTGTCCTTTTGTAAAAGGAAATCCAATAATCTCAAACATTAGTAAAGACAAGATTGTAAGCATTCATTCTGATATGGAAAATGATTTAAGAGAACAGTATAACAAATTTTGTAAGGAGTGGTTCAAGCAGAGAGTGTTTAGAAAACCAACAGAGGAAGCAGCTAGAGAAAATTTAGAAGAGCTTACTGCGTGGTTAGAAAGAACAGCTATCTCCAATAACCAAATACACTAATGGGAAAACATTACGTAGATAATAAAAGACTATATGCAGTCTTGGTCCAATATAAAAAGGATCGAACAAAAGCAGAGAAGGCAAACAAACCAATACCACCAATACCAAATTATATTGGTGAGTGCCTATTACAAATAGCAAACAGACTATCCTATAAACCTAACTTCGCAAACTATATGTTTAGAGAAGAAATGGTAGGTGATGGAATAGAAAACTGTATTAATTATTTGAACAACTTCAATCCGGACAAGTCAACAAATCCGTTCGCGTATTTTACTCAAATAATATATTATGCATTTCTCAGACGAATAGAAAGAGAAAAAAGACAATTGTACATCAAGCACAAAGCTCTAGAGCAAAGTGTTGTACATGATGAATTATCCGATGCACATGAAAGTGCTGGTGGTGAAAAGAAACAAGGTGAAATTAAAATTAATTTACACACAGACTATATGAAAGATTTTGTGGGTAACTTTGAGCAAAAGATAGCGGATAGAAAGGCTAAGCGTGAAGCTAAGAAAGCTGAAGCTAAAGGTTTAGAAAAATTCTATAACCGTCCGGAGACTAAATGAAGATAGCACTAGTAACTGATTTACACTTCGGTGTAAGAAATGACAACCAAAGAGTAGCTGACTTTCAAGAGAGATTCTTTAAGGAAGAATTCTTCCCTTACTTAGATGAACATGGTATTGATACCGTTGTTGATTTAGGTGATACATTTGATAGAAGAAAGTTTATTAATTTCTATTCTTTGGATAGAGCTAAAAAGATGTTCTTTGAACCTCTTAGAGAACGCAATATAACCCTACATGCATTAGTAGGTAATCATGATGCATTCTATAAAAATACTTTAGAAATTAATAGTATGAATCTCTTAGCAGAGTCATATGAAAATATTATAGTATATAATGAAGCTAAAGAATGGAATGGGATTCTAATGATACCTTGGATATGTGGTGAGAATGAAGAAGAAATATTTAATGCAGCTAGGACTACTAACTGCCAAGTATTGTTTGGTCATTTAGAACTAGAAGGTTATTGCATGTATAAAGGCCAGGTATTACATTATCATGGCATTAAAGATGATTGGTTAAAGAAATTTGATGTTGTATGCACAGGACACTATCATACAAAATCTACAACAGGCAACGTTCATTATTTAGGAACTCCATATGAGATGACATGGAATGACGCAGATGATGATAAAGGATTTCATGTATACGATACTGAAACAAGAGAACTAGAGTTCATTAAGAACCCTAATAGAATGTTCAAGAAGATATGGTATAATGATAAAGACGCAGTAGTAACTGATATTATAGAACAAGACATGGATCAATATTCCAATTGTTTTATTAAATTAATAATCAAGAACAAAACAAACCCCTATTGGTTTGATATGTTTATTGAGAGATTAGAAAGAGCAAATCCAATTCACTTACAAGTAGTAGAAGATCACTTGAATTTGGATTTAGAAGATGATGATGATGTTATAGCAGAAGCCGAAGACACCCTAACAATTTTAAATAATTATATTACAGGGTTAGAAATTGCTGCTAATAAAGAGGAAGTAACAAAAGAGGTTCACGATCTTTATAGTGAAGCGTTACAAATTAGTTAATGATTACATTTAAAAGTTTGAAGTGGAAGAACTTTCTATCCACAGGAAATTCATTTACAGAATTAGATTTAGAATCTAACCCATCAACGTTGGTTATTGGGGATAATGGTGCAGGTAAGTCTACCTTCTTAGATGCGTTATCGTTTGCCTTATATGGTAAAGCGTTTAGACGTATTAATAAACAACAATTAGTTAATAGTATTAATCGTAAAGGATTAGTAGTAGAAGTTATATTTGATGTTAAAGGTCAAACCTATAAAGTAGTAAGAGGTGTTAAACCAAATTACTTTGAAGTTTGGAAAGACGATAAGATGATTAATCAAGATGCAAGTGTTAGAGACTATCAAGAGTTTTTAGAGAAGCATGTTCTTAAATTATCTCATAAGGCATTTAGTCAAGTTGTTGTATTAGGATCCACAACGTTTGTACCATTTATGCAAATGGATGCTAAGAGTAGAAGAGAAATTATAGAAGACTTATTAGACTTACAAATATTCTCTGTTATGAATTTATTATTAAAGGATAAGGTTACAGCTGTTCAACAGGATGTTCAGGAAGCAGAATTTGAGGTTAGATCGCTTAATGATAAGATAGTAATAGTAGAGGACCATATAACAGAATTAGAAGCAGACAACGCGTCTAAGGTCGATTTAAACAACAGGAAAATCGATGTTCTGAATGGAGAGACGAATACTTATAATGAGATCATTCAAGAAAATTCAGAAAAGATAACAGGGCTTCAAAAGATAGTTAAAGATATTAATAAACAAAAAACAAGATATAGTGAATTACAAAAGCTGGGTGGTAAACTATCAAATAAGATATCTGATTTAGAAGAGCATATTAAATTTTATGATGATCACGACAACTGTCCTGTATGTAAACAAGACTTGGATCCTGAACTAAAAGAATGTGAAGTAACTAAAAGCAGAACAAAATTACAAGAAACTATTACTGGCAAAGAAACTTTAAACACAGAAGTACAATTAACATTAGAAAAGATATTAGAAATAGAAAAGACCAATGAAGAAATAACTAAGATTCAGAATATTATATCTGAAAACAATTGGAAGATAAAAACTAATATGGATCAATTAAAACTTCTTCATGAAGAAAATATTTCGTTAAGTGATGTTAAAGGTTCTAGACAAAAAGAATATAAAAAATTAGATAGCTTTAAATCAAGTCTGTTAAAGCAGATGGAAATCAAAGAAGAAACTTCCCACCGCAAAGAAACATTAAATGTAGTGTCAATGATATTAAGAGACACGGGAATTAAGACTAGAATTATAAAACAATACATTCCTATAATGAACAAACTTATTAATAAGTATCTTGCTTCAATGGACTTCTTTGTTCAATTTGAATTAGACGAAGCCTTTAATGAAACAATTAGATCTAGACATAGAGATGATTTTACTTATGCGTCCTTTAGTGAAGGTGAGAAGATGAGAATTGACTTAGCATTATTGTTTACATGGAGATCAATAGCCAAGATAAGGAATAGTGCATCTACTAATTTATTAATAATGGATGAAGTGTTTGATAGTAGTTTAGACTCCACTGGAACAGACGAATTCTTAAAAATAATAAATGAGTTGATTTCTGACACAAATGTTTATATAATAAGTCATAAGGGAGATCAATTACTAGACAAGTTCCATAATGTAATTAGATTTGAGAAACATAAAAACTTTTCGAGGATAGCTCAGTGAGTAAGGGTAAATATATTATACCATTAGGTGATCAAAACGACATGCTTCTAGACAAAGGCCTAGAGGCTTTTAATTTTGAAGATCCTCAAAAGGATCCTATTAAGTTCGCAAAGGAGTTAATAGAGACGATGCAAGAGAATAATGGGATTGGATTAGCTGCTAATCAAATTGGAGTCCCATTAAAAGTATTTTGTATGCAAACAGATCCACCAATGGTTTGTTATAATCCTAGGATTACATATGCCTCTGAAGAGACCGTCATATTAGATGAGGGTTGTTTATCTTATCCTGGTGTCTGGGTAAAAATAGAAAGACCACAAATGATAAGATGCAGGTTTCAAGATCCCTATGGTAACATGGTTACAAAAAAATTCGCCGGTATGGCAGCTAGAGTATTTCAACATGAGATGGAACATCTAGAAGGTAAGCTATTCTGGCAAAACGCTAATTGGTTTAATCAAGAGAAATTCCAGAAGCGTTGGATTAAAGCTAAAAGAACATTAAGAAACGCAACAAGACCAACAAAGAAAAGAAAGAGTAAATTTAGAAAGAAATGAAGATCAATTTAATATATGGTACGGAGACCGGATATACTGAACTCATCGGTGAAGATATAATGGAACGATGGGTAAGAGCTTGGCCGGATGATGATTTTAAAATAGTAAGAGTAGATGAGACTATACCAGAAGATTGGAAAGCGGATCTATTAATATTAGGAGCACCTACATGGTGTGAACCAAGACTAGAAGTTTTGGGGGAGCTAAGTGAAGATTGGAATGGTGAGATGGATGACATCAAGAAAAGAGACTTCACTGGACAGAAAGTAGCAATATATGGTTTAGGAGATCAACATGGTTATGGTGATAACTTTGTTGACGGTTTGGGTTTATTAGCTAAACCTATTATCGAAAATGGAGGAACCATTATTGCTACAACCTCTACAGCAGGATATAGTTTTACTGAGTCTTATGGACTTATAGATAAAGACACATTTTATGGTTTGGCAATAGATGAAGACCAACAAGCCAATAGAACAAACGACAGAATTATAAATTGGTTACATCAAATAGAACGAGAATTATATGACGGCGATAGGACATAACCAGAGACAATACGCTTACTCTGAAATCTTTGATTCAATACAAGGTGAAGGACATTATACCGGCCGTCCTACAGCATGGTTAAGATTTTTCTTATGTAATTTACAATGTAATGGATTTGGTCAAGACGATCCAACGGATCCAGATTCGTATGAACTTCCATATAAAGACTTTGAGGGTATGGAAAAAATAAAGGTTATGACAGACTTACCTGTATGGGAGAAAGGTTGTGATAGCTCTTATTCTTGGTCTAGAAAATTTAAACACCTACAACATAAAGAGACTGCGGAAGAGATAGGTGATAGAATTAGAGCTGAATTTACAAATGAACATAATGATGGCAAGTGGTTAGAAAGACATATGTGTTTTACAGGTGGTGAACCTTTGATGAAACATGCACAACAGTGTAGCATGGATGTTATGAAATATTGGATAGAGGAAAGAGACTTTCCTAGATATGTAACATATGAAACTAATGGAACACAAGTCTTAAGAGATGATTTTAAAGAATTTTGGATGGAATACAGAGACGTTTGGGGAGGTGAATTATTCTTCTCTTGTAGCCCAAAATTATGGAATGTAGCAGGTGAGAAAACAAAACGTGCTATCAGACCAGAAGTGGTAGCTGAATACTGTCAAATAATAACTCCAGGTAAAGGTCAATTGAAGTTCGTAGTGAACGGAACACCTGCATGCTGGGAAGAGTTAGATGAGACAATAGAAAAATTCAGATACTATGGAGTGGATTGGCCAATATGGATAATGCCTGTAGGGGCTACTGTAGAAGGTCAAAAATTAGTAGATGGTGATGTAGCCGCAGAAGCCTTTAAAAGAGGTTATAATGTTAGTGCCAGGGTACACACCTATCTCTGGGGCAACTTAATTGGAGTATAGTAAAACAACAATTCTTAATGATGATGAAGTAAAATATCTACGAGATGAATTATTACCATCATTAGAAGTTACTAGGCTTCGAAGATACTATAACTTATTCTATTGTGATAAGATAGGTATACCTCAAGGCATCCCAGAATTTAAAGCAATATCAGAAAAACTTTTAAACGGCGCAGGTGATAGTACAGGCGTATACTCTCATTACTTTATGAGATATAAGCACCCATCTTTCGTTAGAAGACATGCTGATAATGCAGATGAAGTCTCTAACACTCTAATAACTCTTCTTCAAGAATGTGAAGAAGGTGGTGAAACTATTATATATGGCGTTCATCGTAAAGATGATTATCCTTGGGAGGATGACTCAGACGTTAATAGATATAATAAGGGGGATGATTGTATAGACGATCCAATTATTCCATTAGTTATGAAACAAAGTGTAGGTGAAACATTAATATATGATCGAGATGTTCTACACGAGGTCGCGCAAGTTCAAAAAGGTGAACGAATAGTCTTGGTCAGCTGGTTTAAAAATGAGCAAAGAAAAAATTGAATATTCATACGAACAGTTTGAAGAAGGTATCGATAAGATACGTGATAACATTTTAGCACTAGGTAATCCATTTAATAGAATAGTTGGTGTATGTAGGGGTGGACTTTTCCCTGCAACTAGGTTATCATATATGTTAAAGTTACCTTTGACTACATTATCTTGGTCCCTCAGAGATTACAATTCAGAAAGAGAATCTTTAGAGTGGTTAGCACAAGACATTAATGCAGGTCAAAAAATATTGTTAGTCGACGATATCATTGATAGCGGAGAAACAATTAATAGTATCCTAGCAGACTGGGATGCGAATGTAGGAGGTACATTAGACAGAGAAAATATTTCTATTGCTACATGTATCTATAATATGGACTTAGAGATTACTCCCGATTTTTGGGATCAAGCAATCTCTAGAAAAGAAGATCAACGATGGGTTGATTTTTGGTGGGAGAAATAAATGCATAAGAGTACAAAAACATATGGACATCATGAAGGACTATCATGTGTCTTTAGACAACCTAATGCAGATCATTCTCATTGCAGCTTATTACATGGATATGCTTTATCCTTTAGGTTTGAATTTGGTTGCAATGAATTAGATGAAAGAAACTGGGTTGTAGATTTTGGCGGTCTTAAAGAATTGAAGCAATGGTTAAAGGATAGCTTTGATCATAAAACTGTCTTAGATACTGCGGATCCAAAGAAAGGACTTATAGAAGCACTAGTGCCTGAAGGCATTGCTGAAGTAGTATATTTCGATGGAGTAGGATGTGAGAAGTTTGCAGAACATGCTTTAAAGAAAGCTGATGAAATAGTTCAAAGAATAACAGGTGGAAGATGCTATTGTATATCATGTGAAGTATCAGAACATGGTGCAAATAGCGCGATATTTTTAAGAGAAGATTTCGATTAAACCTGTTGCATTATAATACATTCTGTGTTATAATATATTATATGAGTGTGAATAAGTTTAGTATTGATTGGCAGATTTGTAGGGTGAGAGCTCGTAGTATAAAAGATGTCGACAATAAAATTAAGTTTGTGATTAGTTTTCTAGAGACTTATAGATCTAAAGAAAATGTAGAACGCGTGCTTAATTGGCTAAAGATGACGCGAGTCGGTTATAAAGACGAAGCGATCAGAAAGAAATTCGATAGAGTTATAGATGATGTTAAAGTGACAGGTCTAGACTATTTCGAGAAAGATAATGTAAATGATCTAAGTTGTGTATCTGATGAAGATATAGAAATGGTATTAAAAGATCTGAATAAAAGAAAATATGGATTTCAGTTTAATAAAGTACCAAAAGATCATGTTAAATTTGTTTCAGCTTTAGAGGCTGAATTGGAGATCAGAAATGATAGTAAATGTTGGTGAGACATTCCCTTCTTTTGAAATAGATGTAGTGAATGCAGACAACGAGATGGTTAAAGAAACCGTCGAACCAGATGGTCAGTGGAAAGTAATATACTTCTATCCTAAAGACTTTACTTTTATATGTCCAACTGAAATTTCAGATATGGATAAGCTTACAGGAAAAGCAAGAGTTATGGGAATCTCAGGTGATAATGAGTTCTGTAAATTAGCTTGGAAACAATCAAACGAATTGATAGGATCTATCAAACATAGTTTGGGTGCAGACACAGGTCTTAATATATCAAGACAAATTGGTGTCGTTAATCCAGAAGCAACAGTATGCCTAAGAGCTACTTATATTCTAGATGGTGCTAGTAAGGTTAAGCATGTATCAGTAAATGAACTTGACACAGGTAGAAATGCAGATGAAATTCTTAGAACTTTTGAAGCATTACAAGCTGGCGGTCTTACAGGATGCGCATGGCAGCCTGGTGATGATTTTGTAGCGTAATGAATAACACATTAATTAGCGTAGAGCTTCCTAAACAATTATTTTATAAACATGATGACTATAATGATTGTGCGTTTGTATTATTGCATAAGTTATTAGAGGATCCTGTTTATGAAGACTTCTATACCAATTATAAAGGGTTTAAAATATTAGATAATAGTTGTTACGAATTAGGCGAGTCTATGTCTAATGAAACCTTGGCAGAATGGGTTACAAAAATTAATCCAAATGTTTTTATCTTACCTGATAAGTTAGGAGATATGGACGTTACTGTTCAAAGATCAATGAATTTCTTAGAACAATATCCCTTCTTTAAAGATAGAGCAATGCCGGTGGTTCAAGGTAGCACAGTAGATGAATTCTTCCAGTGCTATCAATATTTCAGAGATGAGATTAAGCCTGAGTTTATTGGGATCCCATTTTGTTTTCCTTGGATAGAACCTTGGGACGATGGAGAACAACAAGCTCAAGAAAGAGTCAATCTCCTTCATGCACTAGATAAAAATGGAGCTGTAGATAAAACTATCAAGCATCATCTATTAGGTACATGGAGAGTTTTTGAATATGAGTTTTATAAAGACTTTGATTGGGTTTATAGTATTGATACTAGTAATCCTATTGCAGCAGCATTCGAAGGAACAAAGTATGAAGCTCATGGTTTAGATTATAAACCAAAAATTAAGTTTGATGAGTTTTACGAGAAAGAAATTTCCCGTGACATTCTGAATACTTTTAAGTATAATATGAAAAGATTGAGGAGTATAGTAAATGGCTGATAAAATTAATCCACAGCATTATCAAAATAGAAATGATAATCTGCAAGTAATTGATGTGATAGAACAATTTAATTTGAACTTTCATAGGGGCAATGTTGTTAAGTATGCTATACGTGCCGGTCGTAAAGACGAACAGGGTTATGAAAACCTTGAGAAGGCGATTGAAGATCTTGAAAAAGCTAAGTGGTATTTGGATAGACAGATACTTGATTATAGAAATTTAATGGAGAAAAGCGATGATTAATCGTGAGAAGTGTGATCCTCTTTTAGGGGAACAAGTATTTGAACATATGGTTGATGTTGGTCTTGAGACACCAACTACTGAATTGGTAAGTGTACCAAGGGAAGATAAGTTAGCAAGGCTTGAACCTGCTTTGACTGAGTTTGTAGAAACATTAGGTCTAGACCTAGATGATGATTCAATTCAAGATACACCTAGGCGTTTAGCTAAGATGTATGTTGATGAACTTACATGGGGATTGAATTATAATAACTTTCCTAAATGTACAAGGATCGAAAATAAAATGAATTATAAGGGATCCTTTGTATTAGAAAGAGATGTACAATGTATGTCTTTGTGTGAACACCATTTTGTAACTATTGATGGGTTAGCTAGTATAGCTTATATACCTGATCAATATGTATTAGGGTTATCTAAGTTAAATAGAATTGCACAATTCTTTAGTAGACGCCCACAAGTTCAAGAAAGATTAACAGAACAAATAGCAGAGGCGATTGCCTTTGTTGCTGGTACAAACGATGTAGCAGTAGTAATGAGAGCTAATCATTATTGTGTTAAGTCAAGAGGTATTATGGATGCAAATTCAGATACATTGACAGCCGCCTTTAGAGGTGTGTTTGAAGACTATGATGGGGCTTTAAGAAAAGAATTCTTATCGTGCTGTAAAAATGGTTGATAAGATAAAAGAACAAATTGAAATATGCAGATGCAATTGGAAGACTCTATTTGTAGGAAGCTTCGTAATGCACTTCTTCTTTGACTGGGTTGTCTTAGCAGTAGGTGTTTTAATTGGAATGCATATAGGACACGGACATTAATATGAGAATATTACATGAATATCAAAACCCCGATAATGAAGGGGTAAGAGCAGAAGTAGTCTTTGATGGTAAAGTCTTTGGTTGTAATTTTTATAATCAAGGAGTTTTAGTTAAGACAGAAATGTATGAAGGCAAGAGTGAAGCATGGGCAGAGAGCGCAGCTGATAACTATGTGTTGGGAATTAAACTATTGTAATTATGACAAGAGCTTGGAGAAAGAAAAATATACAAGGTCGAAGACAGGTTGCTTTAGATAATTTATTAAAGGTTAAAGAACCTAATAAAAGACAATTGAAAGAAATTGAAACAATACAAAAGAGATTATAATGGATTTACAAACGGCTTTAGATAGATTACCAGATACTAATAAGAATGTATTAGCAGTATTGTCTGGAGGATTAGATTCCTCTGTAATGACAATGATGTTGGTAAAGAAATATGGCGCTAATGCAGTATCAGCCATTAGTTATGACTACGGACAGAAACAAAGAGTAGAGTTGGAAAAGGCTTTTGAACTTTGTAATAAGTTAGGTATTTCACATAAGATTTTAAATTTAGATATTTTAGGTGAAATAGCTAGACCGATGTCTGCTAACATAGGCGGTACAGATATAGCTATGCCTAATATTAAAGACGTTTTAGGGGATCCACAACCCCCGACATATGTTCCTTTTAGGAATTTAATAATGTTGTCTCTAACAATGAGTGCAGCAGAAGTGGCAGGTGCAAGTCATGTATTCACAGGACTACAAGTTCATGATGAATATGGATACTGGGATACTAGTCAAAAGTTTGTTGATAGTATTAATGCAGTAGCAGCACAAAATAGAACATTTAAAGTAGAAGTCCTTGCTCCTTTTAGTGAGATGAGCAAGCAACAGGAAATTGAATTAGCAATTGAGATGGATCAATTTGATTTATTGGGTAGTACAATAAGTTGTTATGATCCAGATAATGGTAAGTCTTGTGGCGTATGTCCAACATGTGCAGAAAGAATAATGAACTTTATTCGAACAAGAACACAAGATCCAATTGAATATGTAGAAGGATTTGATTGGAGTACTGTAGTATCTAAGTATGAGGTGACATAAATAATATGTGCGCTATATTTGGAAGCTACGATCAGGAAAAGCTAGAGGAACTAGCAGAGCTTAATAGTTATAGAGGGCAATTGTCTTATAGTATAAGCGAATTTGACCCTAAAACCAAACAATTATTCCTGAAGCGAAAGAGTATGGGAGCCTTTAGTCTTGAGCACGTGCAGCTCAATGACGGGATGTATAAAATCGCCCACATCCAGGCCCCGACCACCGCGGCTTCTGCCACAGCAAGCATTCACCCGAGCGCGCGCAATGAGGACGGTGATCTTCTGTGGCATAACGGTATTCTAAAGGAATCTTTTGTAGAGCATATGCAAAAGGCCCTAGACTCTGATGAAGAGTGGGACACTGGTCTATTACATGACTGGATCCTAACTGGAAAAGAGTTGAGCGAGGTTGATGGAACCTTCGCTTGTGTAAGATGTAATAACTATGATATGAGAATATTTCGAAATGAAATTTCTCCCATGTTTTACGACGGGAACCTAAATATTAGTAGTACCAAATTTGAGGGATCCCAATCCCTTCCACCCAATAAAATATTTGTTATGGACTTTAATAAACGTGATCTTTTAACAGTATCCACATTTACAACAAAAGAAAATCCATACTACTTTGGAGATGAATAAGTGATCCACATAGGAAGTAAATTTACTAAGAGCTCTTTAACTAACGTACAGGATGGAGATGTCCAACCTAATGCTGTTGATTTAAGAGTTGATAAGATATTTGATATCAAACAAGAAAGATTTTATATCAGTAATGATAAGAAACAACATAGAGGTAGCACAGAGAAGCTACTCTCTAGAGAAGGTGAATGGTTTCTGCAACCAGGAGCTTATGAAGTTATCTTTGAAAACATTATTGATGTTGCAGAAGGTGAAGCTGGTTTTGTTATAACCAGATCTTCATTAAATAGAAACGGATTATATTTAACTACTGGTCTATATGACAGTGGGTATAATGGAGTTATGGCAGCGGTGTTACATGTGACTACAGCGCCAGCTGTTATAAAGAAAGGAACAAGACTTGGACAATTCTTATTGTTTAAGTCTGAAACACTATCAATGTATGATGGTGATTATGGGCTCAATAAAGAGCACGATAAAAAATACGATTAATAGGAGTATATTATGTTAGTCAATCCAATTGATTTTGTGAAAGGTGTTAAAGAAGGAACAGGTTATTCAGTTCCAGTTAACGCTTCAGCAGTTGAAGGATACCAAGGCAATCCATTTGTTATGACAAGTGCTGAAGGTAAAGATTCTCAACTTGATAGAACCACCTACGAACTACAAACTATGATAGATCCGGGTGACTTAGAAAAGAAAAGAGAAATTAACCACATGTATCCAGGAGTATATAAATTTACTAGTGATGTTTATTTAGATCTTCCTGAAGATATGGTTGCAACCTTAGTAGCTAATGAAAGAATGCAAGCTGGTGGTTGTAGTGTTATGGGAACATTCGCACCAGGATTTAAAGGATTAATCTCCGGTCAACTTAGAGTTGATGGTGGAGAGTTCTTCTTCGAACCGGGTGAAGATGTAGCTGAACTACTAGTACAAAAAGTAGAGGGCTGATATGGAATTACAAGTACAAATTGCAGACCTACAAAAGAAGAAACTCTTTGTAGCTGCCCCAATGTATGGCGGTCAATGCGCGGGAATGTTTTGTAAATCCACCAATGATTTAAGTGCTTTGTTTAGAGCACATGGTATTGAATTAAAGTTTTACTACTTGTTCAATGAGAGCTTAGTTACTAGAGCAAGA